CAATAGGATTAGAGGCAGCATTGCACTTATATTATGGTGACGATGATAGAGTGGAACTCTACACTAGTCACGATGCAAGAGCGTACGTTCAATATCATAAAGTATGCTTCATAACTACTCACGGTGATGAATTAAAATCTGTTGCAAATTTAGAATCTCAAATACACAAACTGATTATGGGAGAAGCTAAACAACACGGAATTGATGTAATGGAGGTTGAGCGATATATTCTATTGCACGGACACGAACACGTAGGATCGACAAGAGATCTTAATGGCAATGTGCAAAGAATAGGTTTATCATCAATGAGTGACATAGATGACTTCTGGCACAAATCTAGTGGATATGTAGGAAGACAACCTGAAAGTCAAGTAGTTATAGTAGATCCAAAGTCAGGACGTAAAGCACTCTTATACGCATAGAATAAGTATCATTATTAATATGAAACATTTAAACTAAATTATGAATACAATTCTTTTATTAATATCATTAGCAGTAATATCATTCATTCAAAATATGGCATTTACTTTCACTAGTAGAAGTCGGAATAGTGGAGATCCTGCGTATCATCGAAGAGCAGCTTGGGGAAGTAATGGGATTTGGATGATCAATCAAATATTTCTAGTTAAAATTATATGGGAGCCAGTAATGAGTGGAGACTGGTTATATGTAGCAATTGCTGCATTAATTTATATTGTATTCACAACAGAAGGTAGTGTATATATGATGAGATTAATGTTAGGTCACACTAAAGATAATTGGATATCAAAACTATTTAGAGAAAAAGGAGACAGGCAAGTAGGAGCTCAAAGTAAGCGAGAAAAATAATACGAAAATAAACCAAAAAAATCATACCTAACTGTTGTCAGAAAGATAATAGTTAGGTATCTTTATATAAAAGAAATAGTAATCGTAAAATCGGAAATATGAAAACACAAATTGCAATCGTAGGTCGTAAAAATGACTCACTTATCGAAGGAGTGGATCACTACGAACCGCTGACAGGAAATCAATTCTTAGATGCAGTAGCAATAGCATCTCAAAACACAAACAAAATTATAGTTAGCGTTGATGATGGAGTAAACTTATACAACGAAAATAGATTACAGATGTATGATAAGACGAATCTCAGAGTAGATGCGTGCTTTATATCATTTGAAAACAACGATCTAACTACTACAATGAAGAACTTAATCTACCTTCAAGGCAAGATTATTCGTGAAGAAACTGACATAATTGTGTTGACGTATAAACACGACATACCATTCAAACAAGCAAAAGAAAGAGCTCTTGCGAATGCAGAATTAATCACATCGTGGAAGCAACAGACAGAGCAATTAATTAAACACGAATTTGGATGCATATTGCAGATTCAAAGAGATGTAGAGCAAACTTACTGTTCACTTCCAGAGCAATACAGATTTGATGAAACATTAATTCAAAATTTATAATTATGGCACCACTAACACTAAAGAAAGTGCAGGCACAAAAGAAACGTATTGAGAAAAATGTAAGTAAGTTAGGACCTAATAATGAGGTACTTAGGGCAATGAATGCACGATATAGAGAATTGCAACAATTAGAGATTCAATTAAGTTAGCTATGTGGACACATTTCTTAATAGAATTAATTGTAGAAGTGATAGCTGCTGCAATAATTGGATCATTCTTCTGGTATAATGGCAGAAGACAAATGAAGGCTTTAGAGAAGAGAAAAGCTCAAATCGTAACTAATCGTCTCAATGACGAAAGAATAGATGAAGTGTTCTTAATAGATTCACTTGATGATATGAGTGAACTTGATCAGATCAAATTTAACAGAGCGTCAATAGTATTGATGAAAAGTCCTCACGCCAATCTATATAATATTGTAATCAGAAATAGGTACGGATCAGAAGGAGAAATTAAATAATCGTAAAATGAGAAGAATCAATTCAAAAGCATTAAGTACTACAACTATTATTGCAGGAGTAGTGATGATAGTAGGAGCAGTTATCGATTTCAATAATTCAAACGCATTGAAATTAGCTGTAGGAGGAATAATGATGTTTATACTAGGATTACTGATCAAAACAGACAAAGTATGACCACCAACATCGTAAATCAGGCAGCAAAGCACTATGCAAATGAGCATTGTGGAGAAGACTTTCTAGGGTATAACAAATAAAAAAAACTATTATGTTTAAAGGAACAAAAGGAGAATGGAAAGTAGGAGAAATAGACAAGACAAAAGTATGGAGTGAAGAAAATGGTAAGAGAGGTGTTGTTAGTTGGGGAACTAATGAGGCTCATAATTCACACTTCCATTTAGATAAAGACCATCAAACACATGTTTATAACGCTGAACTAATAGCAAATTCAGGGACAACTATTAATAAATGTGGATTTTTCCCTAGTGAGTTGTTAGAGCAAAGAGACGATTTACTAGAAGCCTTAATAAACTTAATAAATATAGACCCTTTGGATATTGAAGGGGTTTTTAAAGCAGAAAGTAAGGCACTAAAATTAATTAATAACCTTAAATAAATAAAAAAATGGATATATTTAAAATAAAATTACCGACAGAAGAAGAAAACGAGAACTTCACAGAGATAGGTGACTGGTTCGACCATATTAATGAACAATTTAAAACAAATGATTGAGTATCTTAAAATCAAACAAAGCAGCATTTAAAAGTGGAGTGAAGTGGATGATTGATCAAATCAATCAAGAACATCCAGTAAATCCATTCATTAAAGTGCACTTGTCAGCACAAGTACTGTTGCAATCACTCGACGACATTGAAGATGAAAGTGGATTCAAACATAACCTCAAACGACACGGAAAAATTGTGATGAGTGAGATTGAGAAGTTTGATAGTACAGTATTCAATCTTGCAAATCCAGACGATAAGAATGCGATGGTCGCATACTTAAACGATCAACTTAACAAATTACAATTATAATGGGAGCAGTAACAGCACAAAAAAGAGTGAGCGAAGTCAAAGCGTATCAAATCACTCAAGAGGATCTAAATAATCCATACAAAGTAGGAGTGTGGATGTGTATGGTAAGTGAAAATCATAAGAATGCAGATAACGTATTGTTCGTAGATGATGGTGAGTTGAGAGTAGGAGTAGAGTTATCTCCATTACCACATTTAATTGAGGAGAATGAATTATTAGTGTTAGAGCAAGATAGATTTGTACACTACACTAACAAACAATTTGAAAACAGATATCAAATAAATCAATTCTAATGGAGTATTCATTCAAGTTATTCAATAAACGAGACAAGCATATAGCGAACGAGTATCACGAGAAGGATAGTAAAGGCTTTATCGTCATTTATCACGAATCGCTAGTAAATCAAACAGGAAAAAGAAAAGTGACAGCTAGACATTACGTCAAACATACACGAAAGCAGTTGCAAACTCAACAAACAATAATATGACATCAATAGATGAATGATAATTTAAAAATCAATATCAATGAAGACATTAAAGTACAGACTAGTTAAATATAGTAATGGTAGATATACAATACAATACAAAAATTGGTTGTGGTGGACAGAATTTGATGAATATCTACAAACGTCATATGTAAAAGTTGCAGTCTCAAAAAGAAATCCAGTAAAGCTGGTAAGAAAATTACGTAAACAATTCGACTGTCGTAAATTGAAAATGATACAGTATCCAACACTAAAAATAACAATTCAATAATGGCAAAAGAAAATCGTACTAGGCGCAACATAATAAAGATGAATATATATGAATTTAGTTACTCTGGAGGCGAAACTGATATGGTACCTAAAGTAGAGGACTGTAAATGTCCACAATGTGGAAAATCAAATCTTCATCAAGAGCACGATACGACATTAGTCACTGCAACAGAAACATTATTCACTGGAGATGAGCCATTCAATGGTGAACCAGGAATTTGGTGGATAGAGGTGCATAAATGTGGATGTGGACAAATATATTGCTACGAGAATGGAGCGTAAATAAATAGTTATGAAATTCTACAGATACTACTTACAGCAATACGCAGAGACGGAACATTCAATCTTCCCTCAAACAAAACTAATACTCGACGAGTTCAATCTAATGAAAGAAACTGCGAAAGGATATTGGATATGTCAAGGAGATCCTAACCGATTGCACGGCTTTAAGAAATGGGTGAGTAAAACTGCTAAGAAAAGATATGCATATCCATCTAAGAAGGATGCTCTAGTTAATTATCAAAAGAGAACTGAGAGAAGAATCGCAATCTTAAAAGCTCAAATAGCTATCTGCGACAAAGGATTAAATTTAAGTAATCTAATTCAACATATATGACAAAGAACGATATAGTACAATCAATCAATAGATTGTGGACATTTGATAATGATCAACAACACACACACACATGGCACGATAAGCAGAAGCTGATTGAAGAAATAGATCAGATTGATGAGGGTGAGTTGTCAGACGAATACCATTCAATGAATGAGTTGTATGAGTTTAGAAAGATGTATAATGCTGCACTATTCAATCAGTGGGCAAAGTCAACATACGAAATCAATCCAAACATTCCAGCTACATACGATGTACACAAATCATTAAAGCATCACGATGGAGAAGACTGTTTTGGAGGAGGATGGTTTATTGTAGTGGCAATGTTAACTACAGGCCAGATAAGTAATCACTACAAACTGAAAGATTGGAACCTATTTAAGATTCCAGTGACATATAAAGCAAAGTATCAATTTGACAACCATACTCCACAAGATGTGTTAGATAGATTAAAGCAAATACTTTAGTATCTTTGTGTAAGATAAATAAACTGTACCCTATACAATGAATAAGGAGTTTCATAACGATGTTAATAAGGAAGTTGAGCAAATAGCAAAGTCTGCTAACAACGCGAATATACACATACCAGATACGGTTAGGGACATTGAATCGTACAAGAAATATATAGCATTGAAAGAGGCACCGGCCTTAAAACTGCCTAACCGACTCATCCAAACTAGTGATCTTAACCTAGAAGTAGATCCAGTCGCACATAACGTGGCAATAGAGAAGAAGATAGTACATCTCCCTAGTGATGAGCAAGATGATATATTGAAGAGATGTAAAGCAATTAAGGTGCTGCATTATCGTATAGGGTCATTAAAAGAAAAAGCATTTGGTATCAAGCGTAGAAAGCATCATCCTACACTTATCAGTGGGTTACTTGATGAACGCAGAAGTGAACTGGTAGAGTACTTTGGTGCCTTATTGACAGAGAAAGAAGTACATAAGATCATTACAATGGAATGGGGCTATCAGATCACAATGAGGTCGGTTACTAATTTCAGACGTAAAAATCACGATGCAATAGAGGGAGCTAAGAAAGAATTCCTCAAAGATCATAGCAGTATCAGGCTATCACACAAGAAGGGTCGCTTACAAGAATTGCAGCAGATATTCATTTCACGTAAGATGAAGTGGGAAGAGAATCCTACTAGGGACAATGAGAAGATGTTGGTTACTGTTCTTAGGGAGATTCGTCAGGAAACGCAAGATAACACATTACGAATTGATGCAAACATAAATGCAAACATCAATGTGACCATCCAAACACACATAGAGCAAGAAATAATGAAGAGCCTAACGCTCAATGATATCATTATTGCACGTGTGGCAAGTAGAATGAACATCAATCCTAGATTCCTTATAAGTAGATTGCATAATAGCTATTATGCTAAACATAGCGGTTTTGTTAGACCAGATCAAGATTTGAGTGAGCAAGAGACGACTTACCCATCAGCGATGGTGTATAATTGGAAAGATATTAAGGCCCAACACGATAGAGAGGGAGATGCAAACGCATTAGATGCACAATGGGAAGAGGTACCTAATGATCAAGAGCAAGTTGCCCTATCTATGAAGGAATTACTTGCACAACAAATAAAAGCAAAGCAGGATCAAGTCAATATGTCCCAAGAACGAATAGATCGTAACACAGCAGAATAATACAATTAGGGTCATTCATTAGTAGATGTTTTTTGTCAATTTCACTACTATCGTTTGGCCTTAATTTATATACCAACTTATGATAAGTCAATATAAAAACGTATCAACACACACCTACGCAGATGTAAGTACAGTATATTGGCAGGCAAGAGTGACTAGAAAAGGCAAGATATTAATTAATAAAAACTACAGAGATGAGCGTGTAGCTGCACTTGCAGTAGATAAAGCACTAATCAGCGCTGGATATGATCCAGTAAATATTCTCAAAAAAGTTCCCTAAAGTGTTGTCAGAAAGATATTAAAGTAGAATCAACAACGAAATTGCTCAACGTGAGAGTTTCATAAAATTGATACATACTTTAAAACAATACATCTAAAATAAATATTAGGTAACTGTTGTGAGAAAGATATAAAGGTAGTATCTTTATGTAAAGGAAACAATAACACATTAAAATCGGAAATATGAAAACTGTCGAACAATTAAATCAACTATTCAAAGGTAAATCAATCAACATTCATCTATATGCAGAATTCTCAGACTGTCCAGATGAAGGGCAAGAGAAAACAGACTACATTCAATATTTAAAAGATGAGAATGATTGTCTTGAAGACTGGACAGATGAAGATTTTGAAGGAATGCTTGAGATTAGTAAAAGACAACTATTATCGATGGATCCTACAACTGAAGAGTTAGTAGAGAAGAGAGCAGTGCAAGTACAATCTATAAGTTGTGATGGAGATAGTTTCGCAATAGTATGGTTCGATGGATTAGATATAGATGTAACAACTTACTATTAATCACTAAATCAAAATTATTATGGCAGTATCGAACAATTACACGATCTTCTCAGATATAATTAAAATCGTAAGACTATGAAAACACAACAATTAACATCAGATCAATACGGATTGCAAGTAGCACAAATCATTTATGATGCATTGCCTAACACCATCAAGATCTGCTCAGGACTAACAGTAGAAAGTGTACTAGAAGACATTCAAGGACAATTGAGTGCTGATATGGAAACTTTAGAGAAGAAATATCCTGAACTACCAACGACAGTAGATGATTGTTGGGAATCAGATATATCATACCAAGAGGCTGCTGCAATATTGACAGAGCCATATATACAAATCGTAAGCAATTAATATTAACTAAAAATCGGAACAATGAATAAGCCAGCAAGATATAGAGCGCCTAAATTAACAGCAGAAGAAAAAGAAGCTCGCAAATATGTAAACCAGCGTAGTAGAGAGTGTAAAGCTCATAACAAAGATGTGCGTGCAAACCTAAGAAGAGAGATTGCAGTATTGAATTTTATGAAAAAGAATGATGTACTTTATCATCATCACTCAAGTCAAGATAGTATGAAGTCAACTATTAGTGATAGCCTCGATCAATTAAGATCAGAAAAGAAGACTCATACTGAGGAACTCAGAGATACTGAATACGATCCTCATTTCAGATTGCTGCCAAGACACATAGAATATGATCCTTATGTATGGAATAGATTGGGTGAAGGCAACAACCATCTACCAGTTTGTCAATTTGGTAACTTATGGAGTCACAATGAATTTGAAACAATTTATGATGTACCATTAGACGGAACGTATAGATTTCACATCTACGATTCAGGTGAAAGAGGACTAGGTTCATTCAATAGAATCACAGCAACATTAATAGAACTAGAGGTAGTTGCTCCAACTGTAAATCCAGGAGCAATCATTCCGATTACAGCAAATTAATTACAACGAACAGTAGTATGGCACGAGTAAATAAATACAATATTCACTGGCAGGTCGTTCGAGTAGCAGCTAAGAATGAAAAGGATATCGAGAAGAGAATTGATCAAGTGTTTGAATTCTTAATGGCCAACAAATCTAAGGAGAATTTTGAGAGAGTGAAGAAATGGTTAAGAATGTCACCGCTTGGATTTAAAGATCAGCAAAAGAAGCAGTTATATGGTGAATCGCTCAGATACTTAACGTCAATTGAGAGTATGTTTACTCAAACAGATCGACAATGTGATTTTACTCAGTACACCAAACAGCAGTTGCAAGCAGTATATAAAGATATTGCAAAACGCAAATATACATTTCAATCAAAAGGTGCACCTAAATCACATAACGCATTTATCGATAAATTAACTCAATGCCTAGATAATTATGATACCAACTGAACAACAAAGAGAAGATTTCAAGAAAGCAGCAGAGCCATTGATGAAATATTTAGCTGAGAATCACCACCCACATATGGAGGCGATTGTTAGTGGTGGCAGAGCAGAACTGCTTGAAAGTAAGTGTGTTCACAATACAGACAAGTTTATATTGTAGATTAACATAATCAAATCGTAATGGCAAGTCAATTCACAGTACAAGCAAAAGTTACAATCGTTAATGAACTGCACCTAACTGGTGTAGGAATTAATCGACTAATGTCAAACCCTACATATCAACCAGTTAAAGATGATATTATGGATCGCAACTTAGTTAAGAATTCTGACATATTGATTCTTAGAATGTCAACACTATTCAAGAAGGCTTGGCCTTACAAGACATTTGTAACAACAGTTATGTCATTAAAAACAGATGGTAATGAAAAAGTGGATCGTAAAAACATTAAAGAGATGGTTAGGATTGACTGTAATGGATACTAAAATCGAGCGACAGGAAAGTAGAATACAAGACCTAGATAATCAAGTCAATTCACTAAATAGAATCAAAAGTCACATTGATGTAGGTGCTGATGTAGGATACAAAGGTAATGAGAGTTGGGCAGTGATTTGTATTAAAGGTAAACCTGAATCAGTTAGGTTCATTGATCTGAGAGGAGTTGATGAAAGGCAACTAGTGATGTTCTTGAGAGACTTCGAGAAAAGAAATATGACACTAGACCTACCACCAATGCTGACAAGCTTAAAACACAGATTCTAATGGCAACGATAATTGAAAATTTAGATCAAGCAAGAGAGAATCGTACATCAGATCGTGTGTGTGGTGGATGTGGAGTTCAATTTCTATCAAAAGAGCAAATAGAAGGTGGTGGAGGTGTACATACAGCATATATAGACGATTGTGGCATATGTGGCAATAAAGGATTGACGTTGCCAATTCGTCACTATAACAATTTATACAGACCAAATGAATAAGCGCAAAATTCTTGTAGTAGGTTGGATAGGACATATAGATGTTGGTAGAACAACGCTTGCTCATACAGTAGCAAAGCGAATTGCACAAGAACTTGATACTGCAGTAGTTACAGCACAACAAGTAAAGCACGAAGCAGAATCACATTCATTCCCTACATCTGAACTTTTAGTGATTACACGCCTACCAGACTTTGAGGAACCAATTATGCATATAAATAGAGGAGTGATTCCACCTAATCATTATAAAAGCAAGAAATGGAAGAGGTAATTTACCAATCAGCAATCGTATTTGTAACACAAATCATATTCTTGTGGGCACGAACATATAATGTAAGAGCAAATGCAATGTTACATATCAGAAACACACTCCTATCAGGAGCAATTATTCATATGGTTTGGTTGATATCAATTTCGATTGGTGCAAGTGGTGTGTACAAAGTGCTAGTTGATCACGATTGGAAGTTCGTTCCAGTTATCATATTCTCATTAGGAGGGTCACTTATAGGTTGCTACATAGGACTTAGAAAAAGTATAAAAGCAAGGGATAACGAGTTGTATAAATAAATAATTAATATATATCTTTAACAAAAAACGTAAACAATATTATGAACACACCAATATTAACAATGATCGACATACAGATCCAACTACTCATTCAATTAGGAATGCAAGCAACAACAATCTTAGTAAGCCATTCTATAAAAGAATTATTTGAAGGTGAGATTCTTGCAACATTGAATGAGAACTCTCCGAAACACATCAATGTCGAGATGGACATTGAAGGATTAACTTATAGAGGATGTGAGGTTAACATTGAAGCAGTACCTGAACCGATTGTAGGAATGGAAAGAGCTATGATGGCAGCAACTTCATCATATGCAACATTATCTCCAATCACAGTGGTAGGATACTTACCAGAAACGCTGCAAGCTGAAGCTGAAGCGTAAATGGCTATCAAAACCGTACAGATCCGAAGTTATGGTGACGAAGTTTATATCGTCACCAATGACGGGATCGTAAAAGGAACAGTTGGCAATCGCACAATAGACTCCGAAGATGAGGTGGTTTATTCAATCAAAATAGGTGGCAAGTATCACTACATTAAAAAGAAACATCAACACGTATTTGAAGATTCAAAGTCACTAATCAAATACTATGAAAGTAACATCAAAGAATGAAAGAGCAATTAAGTCAAGACGTCAAACCAGGTGAATTTGACGGAGATAGGTTAGAGCCAATACTTCAAGCGTTCTTTATAAAACAACATTAATCATATGAAAACATTAAATCAACACAATTACAACGGTATAGATGCAACTATCATAGCAGATAGTAAGAACGAAGTAGGTAATCGTATCACATCATTCATCATCACATTACCTAGAATTGTACTTGCAGAACTCAACACGCACAGAGCATTAACTAGAAACAGTGCATCAAGTAGAGCAGTTCCTCACAAAGTGATGGTGCAGAAATGTATTGACACACCATTCATTCCAATCAAATGGATGAAAGATCACTCAGGAATGCAAGGAAATGATTTCTTTGAAGAGCAGAAAGATATAGATTATTTAACTAACGATTGGTTAGAGGCTAGAGATAGTGCGGTAACTCACGCTGAAAGAATGAGTAGTGGTGGACTAACAAAACAGATTGTTAACAGATTACTAGAACCCTTCATGTGGCACACGGTTATTTGTACGGCAACTGAGTGGGAAAACTTCTATGCATTACGAGCACACGATGCTGCAGAAATACACATAGCGAAGTTAGCAGATATGATGCTAGAACAAGCAAACTTGAGCGAACCTAAGCTGTTACAAGCTGGTGAGTGGCACATTCCATTTGGAGACGAGATGGATTCTATGAGAATCATAGATTGCATCAACGAATTACGTATCAATGGAACATTTGATAGTAATGGAGACCTTGAACAGCAAATCGCTAAAGTAAAAGTGATGATTGCTACTGCAAGATGTGCAAGAGTGAGTTATCTTAACTTTGAAGGTAAAGACGACTACGATGCAGACATCAAATTACACAATAGACTGAGTGGTATGGCACACTGGTCACCATTCGAGCATTGTGCACAAGCGATGTGTGAAAGAGACTTTGAGCCATTCGATCATATGGAAGGTGCAGTAGATTGGATTAACGATCTATTTGGATGGTCAGGTAACTTTAAAGGATTTGTTCAGTATCGTAAAACGTTTGCAGGAGAAAATAAATCAGATAATCGTTTAATAAAGAAATAATGAGAGATTTTATAAGTTTAATGCTAGTATGCATATTAGGATTGTTAATAATAGCGATCTGGCTATTTCCATTAATATTGTGTGCAGTCACAGGAAACTGGTGGCTAATGTTTATATACTTTGCTTGGTGGATTCCAGCATCTATATTAACAAGACTATTGTCTGAATTTATGGAGTTAGTACAATGAAAATGGTAATAACTGCACTGGTGATCATTGTAGTATCAATATTTCTAGCAAATATTGATAACGATGATAGTGATCACTTAGCAATGTAAAACACGTATTATGAAAAAGATTGAAATATTCGCATTAATTAATCTATTCGCAGATCATTGTAAGTATGGAGTTGATTTAGATAAACTACTCAAAGACATTCAGAAGCTTCAAGATAAGAAGTTGTCAGAAAAGGAAATGAATGTATTGGCTAGCAAATTAAAACTTCATCCAATACTCAGTCAGCTTACTATTCATTTATCGTATGTAAGTGAAGAGAATAAGAAGGATCAGAAATCTCGTTACGAAATCGTATTAGATGATGAAGGTCAAGGTGTAGTTGAGGACAATATGATTTGGGTGCATACTTTAGTGTACGACCTAATATCGCATTTAAAGTATGGTGTAAAATAAATTAAATTATTTTCGATTAAATGTTGTCAGAAAGATATAAAGGTACTACCTTTATATCATAAGGAAATAGTAATAGTACAACATTTAAAAATCGGAAATTATGACACCAACACAAGTAGAAATCGCAACAGCAGTAACGATAGCAGTAGTATTAATCGTAATTTTCATCAAGTTCGGAGGACTGAGCGGTGGAGCACGAAACGCAATATTCAGATAACATTTAAGATAGGTTACCAATCATAGTGTAGAGTCTTCTCAACCTAAAAGCACGTCTGCAAATTAGCAGAAAGAGAATCGCTAGGAGTGATTCAGAGAGGTACAGCAAACAAAAGTTCATTGACATATTGAAGTGAGAGAATGATCAAATAGGCAGTAGTCAATCTCGTACTATCTTATAGTACCAGACATTATGACAGAGCCATCGAAAGAATAGATCACTCATCTTGCGACTGGGAACGATGCGCTCGCAAGGTGTACTCTGAATCTTTCACTTCAATATAACTTAAACTACCCTACGTGTAAATGCAATAATCTCCTCTTGCCAGGATCAAAGATTTACAGTTCTTTAAGGGGCGTGCAGATAAATGTGAGTCTGTAACAAACACACTAGTGAGAGCCTTCGAGCCAATTTTCATTGGGAAGCAGTATCTAGCGAACGTATAACGGCTAGTGTGTTTTAAAATACAAGGTTTAGATCGTGGACACCTAATCAGTAGAATCGTGGCGTAACCTGAGTGAAATTAGATCTTATTAAACTTTGGTGATTCTTAGTGGAAAAGTGAAAGTAGTAGCTGAAAACCTCCGTTTCGAAAAGACGCTTGTGAAAGAATGTCCTGCTTACAATAGATTGCTGTGTGAGAACTTCAATTGGATTGAGATAGAAACGAAAGTATTGAAGAAGTCTGTCTATCATCACTGACAGAGGGGTATAGAGTTAGCGTACGACAATAACTCTATATGCGACCGAAAAATCGATGATGTGGAATAATATGTGTGTAGCTCAGTAGGTAGAGCGCTGGTTAATACTTAGCGTCAGTGGTTCGATCCCACTCCACATTCAAATGAGGCATCGTTATGCAAAACTATTGTGAAGTTCCGTGATAAGTATCTTGAGGGTTGAGTGCACATACCGATAATAGAGAAAGTGGAACAGAACTGTAAGAAAGGAACAGTCTTTCAGTTCGTTGAAAGTAGAACGATGCTAAAGAATTGCTTTATAGAGTGGCGTAATCAACTCTTGCAGTGGTGTAGGTAGGGAAGGAGATGTTTCCTCAATTAAATTCCCTAACTTCACGCCAAACAATAATATTATGAAAAAGTTAATTTTTATATTACTAACAATATGCTGCATAAGTGTGCAAGCTCAGAGTAAGAAGGTTGTGATGACTATGGAGATCACTATACAAAGTGATAATCAATGTAAGTTAGATACTACTAAAGTGATTAAGAACATAAAAAAGGATACTTTATCGAAAGTAGTATTGGTCAAGATAAATGCATTAATAGCATCGAAATCTAATGACAGTATCATCAAAAGTAGTTATTACGATTTTAAATAGTATATTTATCGAATAGAGAACTGAAACCGACCAGCTCTTAAAATATTAGAAGATGTAGGCAACTACATCAAGTGTACCAGCTGTATAGTAATATGTTGGATATGGGTGAAAGTTGGAATAAGTTATTTAGAATATACCAGCAACTAGCCAAGCACTTAGGAGTTTACAGCAAGAACTTAAATCGTTCCCGATAATCGATTTTATTTCGCGACCTCATTGAGGTGCTAATTTTTAACTTAATACCCTTTTCAATAATGAAAAAGTTTATTTTTACAGTGTTAGTGATGATTGCCTTCGTAGGAACATCATTCGCAACAACAGCCACAATCCAGTCAACCATTCAAGATGACCATCCAATCTTTGTATTAGATTACGATGTGAATATTACAGCTGGAGATTTCAATTTTGATGCAAACCTGGAAACATATACTGTCAAAGCAGTCACCGACGAGGTCGGATATGAACCCACATCACTTATTAAAAATACGAAAGCGTTAGCAGTACAGCCGATCACTTTATTTGAGAGGGCAATTTATCGATATGATAATCGAATGCCAATCAATAAATACATACAAGTAAAAAGTTATAAGCAGTTTGCCTCATACGACTTAATGATGTAGTAACAATGCTAACAAATATATTGAAAGTCCTTAGCAAAAGTTAAGGACTTTTTTTGTTATATTTATCACCCAATTATCGATTGAATGAACTTAGACGATCAAATTAGAAATAGCATTACACAAAGACGTGATGTCATTGCAGGTAACATAGTTAAAGGTAAACCATCTATGCCAATTGGAACCATTTCAAATGGTCGTAAAAAGATAGCAGAAGGTCAGTGGAGAGATGTTGTTGATGGAAACAAAAAGCCTAAACAAAACAAAGAGAAGATTAAACTCAGTGCAAAAGTGCTTGCATTAAATGAGAAACATCAACTCAGTCGATTGCCAATAGATATGCCTCATAATGAAGTGATCATCAATAAAGGTGAAGCGAAAAGTAATTGGATTCTCAAATGGATTGATCCTAAAACACAGAAGGCAGTTACAGCATATAGTAAAGCATTTCTCAAGAAGAATGCACAAGACAAATGGAAGCGTATAGAAAACGTATCTAAGAAAGATATCAGTGCAATCAAGATTGGTGCAGACAAATTGATAGTAGGTAGTAATGCTGCTGAACAACAAAGTGGTGCCATAGTAAGCATCATCAGTCAAACTGGGTTGAGACCTGGAAGTAGAAGTGGTTTCAACAGCACACAAAACAGAGGAGTAAGTACACTCGCTAAAAAGAATATCAAGATTGAGGGAAGTAAAATCACTTTTGAATTCAAAGGTAAATCGTACAAGAACAACACTGCTGAGATAAATGATAGTGTATTAGCTAACTATCTCAGTGAAAGAATGAGTAAGGTTAAAGGAGAAGACTCCTTCATATTCAATACTACAATTAACAAGGTAAGAGATGACTTTAAAGATAGTATCACACCAAATGATTCTATCAAACTCAAAGATATGCGAACATACATAGCAACTGACATTGCGAGAGATATGTTAATGCACAATAAATTTGAAGTGCCTCAAAAAGGTGCAAAGAAAGCAATACAAGGTAAGTTGATGGAAGTATTTAAAGCTGTAAGTAATCAGCTGAACAATAGTCCTACAATGGCTAAAACAAGCTATATTCATCCTAACGTAATCAATGAATGGCTAGAAGGTTTAGGTGTGAAAGAAGCAGATATGTTTATGATGAAAGCTGTCAATTACACTGAGGCATTAAAAGCAATGAAACTTAGAAGAGACCCTGACAATATTGAGGGGGACGATAACGAAGATTTTGACGATATTGATGAATATAATCTACCAGATTGGTGGGACCCAACATTACAATAACTATGGATTTAGAAGAGCAAATTAGATCAAGAAGACGTGAACAAGCTGCACAAATTGCACAATCATTAGGTGTAGATTTGATTAAAGGTAAGGCTGCTGATGAAGGTGAAGAAAGAGAGTGGGGTGGTAAGAAATATAAGAAAACTAGTGGTAAATGGATACCAGTTACTGATGGAAAAGATAAAAAGAAGGATGATGACCCGAAGAATTCATCTAAAAAGTCAGAGGATCCTAAATCAGATGGTAAAGCAAAACCTAGTGCAGGTGAAGGTGTTGATAAGCACGAAATAGCACAACTTACTGCATTGAAAGCTACAATGGAATCTAATCCAGAAAAAGCATATGAAATCTTCCAATCACTCAGTCCAGAAGCGCAACAAGCTGTTCCTCAAGATGTGGTTAACAAATTGGTTGAAGGTAGTCATAGTGAAGGTGAAGATGAGGCTGAAGGTGTTTGAGGATGACGATCAAGAGTCTTTTGATCAAGCAGCTTATGATAAGGCTATTGAATCTAAAGATACTAATGCAGTTATTGAGCAAGCAGTTAAGTTGAAGGATGAAGAATTGCAAGAGAAAATTGACATACATTATCAAATGGCCAGTGCAGGAGCAACTGGTGGTCACACAAAGTTAGTTAATATCTTAGGTAAAATAAAAGAAGCGAGATTAGAAGGTTTAAATAATGTAAACGATTCTTACTCAAAAGAGCAGATTCACAGTGAAATCGATAGTCAGTTAGAAAACTTCTTTGAAGACACTTCAAATATAGATGTTGAAGGATTAAAAGAAGAGGTTGAAAAAAGATTTCAAGAAGAAGATAAAAAAGAAAAGGCAACTAGTGACAGAGATATGCAAGACGTAGTGTCAGCAATCTTAACAGATATGGTTGATGAGCAGAGTGAAGATGTAAAGAAAAAACAAGAAAATTCTCTAAGTCAGTGGAATGATGAATTAGATCCTGATGACGCTTTTTTTGATATCAAAAATCAAGTGAGAGAAGATTATGGAATAGACGAGCTTGATGAGGAAGGTGAGGAAGAAAATGAAGACGATATAATGAGAGAAGCTAATGATATATTTAGAGTCCGATTCGGATTTGATAATTATCAAGACGCTATATCTGCGATGGAAAGTAAGATGGAAAGTAAGAGTGAAAGTTCAAATAAAACTTATGATGGCATTAGAGAATGGGTAGGAGACTATAACGACGCTCAAGTAGAAAATGTAATCGAAGGCTTTAATGAATCAGGATTTACTCAAAAGAATCTTGAGATAGCTCAAGGAAGGTCGTCAGAAGAACATATGAATAGAGTAGGAGAGCGAGCAGAATCTCTTGCAAAAAAAATCGTAGCAAACCAAAAAAATCCAATGGATCAAGATGAGGTAGCTGAAATTGTAGAAGGTATGATTGAATCAAAGTTCAAGATTACAGATTGGGATAATCAAAAAAACATTAAAAAATCATTAGACATCTTATTACAATCATAATTATGGAATTAGAAAATCAAATTGCACAGAAGAGAGAATTGCAAAAATCCAACATTAATCAAATGATGGGTATTCAACATTCACAACCTCAACCTATAGTTGAAGTTGATATGGATGATGTGCGAAAAGCCATAACTCAAATCCAATTAGGTAGAGAGGAAAATCTTGACATCATCAAAGGGAAAGTTCTTCCAGTTGGAACCATTCGTAAGAGAGGTGATCAAAACTGGATTAAGATTTCAGAAACTGGACCTAGTGCAAAGCAATGGAAATATCACTCTAAAGCAGGTAGTGAGAAAGGTCAGACAGCTAAGATTGAAGCAATGAGTGAGCCTGAAAAGATGGAGTCAAGAGCACTTGCAAGTAAACTATTCACACTTGTCAATAAGGTAGGTGGAGCAAAGACGTTTGGAGAGCAAATGAAACTTATTGAAGACGCTGGTATTACAGATCCTGAAAAAGTGGTGGAGCTTACTAACCAAAACTTATCTGACGTATTGAAATATATGGATGGCAAAGGAATGGAAAAGAAGCGTCAAGACTTCAACATCAAAGACGAATTAGCGAAGTTAGAGATGATGGATGCTATTAAGACTGGTTTTGATAAAATCGATGTAAAAGATCGTTGGGAATCATATAGAGTATTTCTTGATCTAGTTGCAAATGGTACTGCAAAGAGTATGATCGCTTATGGTACGGGAGGTATAGGTAAAACGTACAATGCAACAAAAATATTCGCAAAAAACAACTTAGCTGAATATGATGGAGATGTTCACGAAGCTGGTGATAGTAATTATGATTACGTTAAAATCACTGGTAAAACATCACCAACTGCATTATATGCAGCATTATACGAACATAATGGTAAGTGTTTGATGTTCGATGACTGTGATAGTGTGTTAGAGCACGATGATTCAATCAACATTCTCAAAGGAGCGTTAGATAGTGGTGGAGATAATTCAATCGCTTATGCATCAGGTAAGAAGCTTAAAACAGAAAAAGGTGAGACAGTTCCTCAACGATTTAAGTTTACTGGTAGGGTAGCATTCATTACCAATCTTACAGCTGAAAAAATGCCTCAACCTCTTCGTAGTAGAGCATTTACAGCAGATTTAACAATGACGCCAGATGAGACGGTAACGATGATGGAGGAAATTATCCACAAAATAGAATTTCAAAATGCTCAAGGTGCAGCGATACACGTATCAACTGAAGATAGACAGTCAGCAATCGACTTTATTTCAGATAATGTGAACAATATCAATGTTCGAGATCTCAATTCAAGAACGCTTGGGCAAATAGCAATAATCAAAAAGAAATTGAGCAGCCATCCAACATTAGATTGGAAAACTGCTGCGATTGCAATGTTAACATAAAACACAAATATTATGGCAAATGATTTAACACAAGTACCGTTAGATAAATTAGATTTGATTTATAAAACGCAGGAGTCAGGTCCTTTAAAGGATACGATTGCAAAGGAGATTCAGCATAGAGTAAATGCTGAAAAATAACTACACTAACTGTTGGTAGAAAGATATTAAAGTAGTATCTTTATGTAAAGAAGTAATAACACTATGAGCTTAGAGCAACAAATACGTAACAGAAGAATCGCACAAGCAAATCAAATCACAGATATGTGTGGTGGAGATAATCTCGTCAAAGGTAAAGAAATGCCAGTAGGTACTGTTAGTAATGGCAGAAAGAAAATGCCAAATGGAAGTTGGGTGCCAGTTAGTGAAGAAAAAAGCTCCTCTAAGACACCTCATCCTAAACTAAAAGATTCTCATAGATGGCAAGTAGAATCTCATATGAAGCAAGCAATTAAAGGAGATAAAAACATAACAATCTCTATGATGGGAGGAGATGTGACTACTCATAAGAAAGGCGAAGAGTTTATGTATAGAGCAACAGTTCAGTCAAAAACTAGAGATAAGATGAGAGAATCTTTAGATAGTGCAGGAGTAGACATCTTGAGTGCAAAGAAGTTCGGAGAATTATTTAATTAACGAGTCGCAATGGATCAAATCAAAAAATCAATCGAATCTATCTCAAGAGAAGATAACGCAGACATCCTAATTAAAGGAAAAGCCTTACCAATTGGAACGATTAAAAAGCGTCCTAACGGCAATTTCATTAAAACTGCAAGTGGATGGAAATATCACTCGAAGCACGACAAGAATCAGAAAGCACAAGCTAGTGAGAAGAAAAGTGAAAGACCTCAAAGACACCAATTCAATTCTCAACAAGAATATGAAAAGAAGTTGTTATCTCACACTGGACCTGGAGGAGGAAATCAAGATAAAGGTAAATCTCCAGATGGAATTTCCGAGAGTATGCTTAAAAAAGTAAATCTAGCGGATAACCATTTAGAAGGTAAAGTTTTTAATATAGGTAAAGGAGCTCGACTCAGAGTCGATAGTGTAAAAGGAGACATTGCTAAAATAACTAAAATAGATAAGTTTAACAATACCTCAACACACGAGGTGTCTGTAAAAGACAATAGTGGAGAAGGAGGTTTATTTTCATATAAAGAAATTAAAAAATAATGCATAATATTCAAATCGTAAATTCAGATCAATTACACATCGTAGAGCAAGCCTCTCTAAAACAAATAATTCTAATGCCTAATTTTGGAGTAAAGTTGGATATTAGGTTGGTGTAGAGATATTAGGTACCTTTATGAAATGAAAAAGGTTACCACAAAAGATCTTGAGATTGCAGTATTGCAATACGATAAGCAAGCAGAGCTGAGAAGTCTGCGAACATCTCTTCCTTGGGAATGTGATGTGCTTAGTGTAACTAAAAGTGGTTATGCAACTGAATATGAGTTGAAGATTAGCAAGAGTGATTTCAAAGCTGATTTTAAAAAGCGTAAGCATAAAATGTTCAGTAAAGGTGAGGGAGGAATGGTGAGTAGGTTTTGGTTTGTAGTACCAAAAGATATGGTTGACAAAAAAGACATTCCTCAATATGCAGGATTAATGTATTACGACCATAAAAGGAGAACAGTGCATCCAGTTAAATATCCGCAAAGATTAAAAGCTGGTAAATTAGATAGCAAAACAATTCGTAGATTATATCGCTCAATGATGTATCGATTTCTACAACTTAATTTCAAAGGGTACAGAAAAGTAACCTTCTAAAAATCGTAAAAATGAAAACAATAAAAGGAGATTTAATTCAGCTAGCATTACAAGGAGAATTTGATGCAATTGCACACGGATGTAATTGTCACAATATGATGGGTGCTGGAATAGCATTACAAATTAGAAAAGCATTTCCTGGTACATATCAAATAGATACGCAATACAGTCAGGTACAAGATGACTACAATAAGTTAGGTACTATTTCAGTATGTGACGTTGAGCAATATAACGACAAACAAGATCTCACTAAACAGACAGGATCGTTTACAGTTATAAACGCATACACTCAATTTGATGGAGGAAGGAATTTAGACTACGATGCATTGAAAATGTGTTTGAAGAAGATTAATCACTACTTTAAAGGAAAGAAAATTGGATTACCTCAAATAGGTTGCGGAATTGCAGGAGGTAATTGGAATATAGCAAAAAGATACATTGAGCAGTATTTAAGTGATTGTGATGTAACAATCGTTGAATATTCTCGTTAAGATTCACTTAGGGAGTAGGTTTTTTAGAGCTTGGCCAAATTCACATCAAGCCCGAAGTTTAGTGTGCTACGACTGTCGCTCTCCCGTGTGTAATTCGGAGTGACGGTCAACAGTAGTTAAGGTGATCCTACTTTAAATTCATTCTCGCCAAACATTAATCAAGTGAACACTAACACCTCTTCGGAGGTGTTTTTTATTTGGGTTGGTAATATTATTTTACTTATATTTAACAACTCAATTACACACATTATGAAAACACAAGTTAGAAATTCAGGAAATATTAGTACTGGAGAAGTTAGATCATTTGAACACACATTAAGTGCAGACAGTAAAATGGATAGCACTTTAACCATTCCAATGATCGGCTTTACTAAAGCCGCTGTAAGCATTCAAACGATCGGAGCAGTAGGAACGAGTGGCAATGTGTTAATTAAACAAAGCGTTCGTGAAGGAGGTCCTTATGCAGAGTTCACTGCACCAATCTCAAAAGCAATTGCAGCGAGTGGAACTGTAGAAGAATATGATATTGATGTGAGTGGTGGATATTTAATAGTAGATTTATCACAAGTTACTCAAGGAGATGAGGGAAGATTTGACATAGTAGTAATAATCAAAAGACAATAATATGGATATCAAACAATCTTACATTAGAAACTTTTTAAGAGTAATTGCTGGTTTAGTGTTATTAATTTATCTTTATGATATTGCTGTAAATAAAATCAAAAAAGGTCAGATATATCTTGATGCAAATGATGGATATGTAATTTTTGGTTGTATCGCAATTCTAATAGCAATTGAAGCAGTAAGAGCATATGTGCTTCGTAAAATGGTAAAAGATAATGAGTAAACATGTCAAGTTAGCAGTGACAATCAATCAAAAATGGTATGTCACTTTAGTTATAGCCATCTTACTAAATATTGGATGGAACTTCATTAATTCAAAAACAGCAATTAGTCAAGGAGAAAGAATCACTCAATTAGAGAAGGAGAATCTTCAATTGAAACAGACTAACGTAGAATTGTTATCGAAAAACTTTCTAGATCAACATAACCTTGACAGACTACCTTTTGCATTATGGAGAAAAATGAAGGTAGGAGATTCTTTTGTAATGAAATTTATTAATGAGACAGGGAGAGATCAATTTTTAAAAACTAAAGGTATAAATAAATATTTTTATCACAACAAAACTGATTTTGCAATTTTTGAATATGAAGATGCTTATAGATTTTATAGAGAAGATAGTTTAGTTGCTTACGCTAAAACTGACACAGTAGCGCACTTTAACACTAACTTCTATGATGCTAAAGGCAAGATACTATACAAAGACGGATATACAAGGTGGAAAGAAGTTGTTGATGGTGACACTTTGATATGGGGCAAGATGGATAAATTTTATGTAAAACCAAAAAGAGCAAAATAATGAGTTAATTATAGCAGAGTATTTCAGTTATATAATTACAGAAAAATAACTCAATTAGATTAATTATGAAAAAAATATTTAGTATTGCATTAATTGCATTAACAGCAACAACTCTTTTTGGTCAAGACAAAGAGTTTGCGGGAACTGTTACAATTAAAAACACACCAACCGCAATAAGCACGGATTCAATAAGCGTTATTAAACCCGATGGAACAGTAGGTAAATCTAATGTACAAGTAGGTAATGTTGTGAAGTTAACTGGAGAAACTAGTCAAACTGTTGAAGGACAAATTGAAATACAAGACAGATTAACTGTAAAAGGACTAGCAAATACTGAATCTGCAACAAGAACTAGTGTTGACATAACAGGGAAAACAGGAGCAGGTAACGGATGGGCAGGAGTTGATTTGTTAAGTGGATATACTCATACACCTGGAGTTACTGACCCTTTGGTTACTGATGTAGTTGCCGTTGGAAACGTTGCTTATGCTATAACAGTAACAGTAAGTAATTTAACTGCTGGAAGATATGAATACTTCATTTTTGGAGGTACTAGGGTGAATATGTATGTGGGGAATGGTCAAAGAGTTTTCGTTTTCAAGACTGTAGATACATCACCTTTACAAATTTTTATAACAAACACGGCAACTGATGGAGATATAAAAATTGACTCTGTAGAGAGAGTAAATTCAGATAAAGAAAGTGTTTTTGATATTAAAAATTCATCTAATGCTATTGTATCGGAAACTAGATATGGAAATGGTTCTGTTTATTTCGGGAGTAAAAGCGGAGTATCTAGTTCGAGTGCTAGTTCACTAAATACTGCTTTTGGTCATAATGCAATAGAAAAAGCTGTATCCAGCAGATACCTTACAGCTGTAGGTACTCATGCTCTTAGACAAGTAATAGGAGGAAGTTATATGACAGCTATTGGTGCTAATGTATTTTCTAGAGGTTTCTCCCATACAGGCAGTAATTACTATAATGTAGGCATAGGAGGAAATGTAGGGAATGCTCCTGACGCTAATTTTTCGAATTCTATTTTTATGGGGTTTTCAGTAGCTGAAAAACTTGAAGCAGGACATAGTAATATAGGTATTGGTTGTTTGGCTTTAGGAGAGGCAGTATCTAGCTCAAGAAATGTAGCTATTGGAAATAATAGCTTAAGAAATTTACTAACAGGATCTTCTAATACAGCTTTAGGGATTGATACTTTAGTAAGACTTATAGAAGGAACTGATAATGTGGCTATAGGGTTTGCAGCAGGAAATTTTTCATCTTCGGGAAACAATGAAACTTCTTTTAGGTCAATCTTTATAGGTAAAAATACTAAGTCTCTTGCAGATGATCAATTCAATCAAATTGTAATAGGTAACGACGCCATTGGGAACGGTTCAAATACAGCTACCATAGGGGACGATTCGATTACAGATACTTATTTGAAAGGTGTTGTTCACGCAGATTCTTTTGATGGGGTTTTAAAGAACATTAAAGATTCAAACGGTGTTCAATTAGGTACTGTAGATCAAGATTTATTATTAGGAGAAGAATTAACTTTTAATAACACTACTAAGAAAATAGATGTAGCTAATGTAGTTAAAAAAACTGGAGAAACTAACCAATCTATTGCAGGAAATATTACTGTGAGTAATAAAATTACTTCCACAGAATTAGATGTATTTGCTGATGACTTACCTACTAGAATTGGTCGACACTCAGTTCAACATCTAAAAATATATGGGAATTCTACTGGTAATTATTTACTAGGTGTAGGATCTAAAAACGCTATTTTTGGTAAAGAAGATAAAGGTGTTTTGCTATTTAGAGCAGACGGTATCCAAATATCGACTCTAGCAATTCCTAATAGGTACGATTTATTTATTAAAAATGATACTGGAGATGTTGGCGTAAATAATAAATTCCCAACAGAAAAACTACACGTAAATGGAAACGTAAAAGCAACAAACTTTATTGGTAATTTAAGTGGTAATGCAACTACTGCTAGTAATGCAAATTTATTAGGAGGTGAATTGCCTGCTTTTTATGCAACTCAAGAAGATGTTGAGTACAAAACAAATGGAATTGTAATACCAAGAACTAAATTACCTTTAACACAATTTCAAGTAGGTACAGACCAATTGTATTATACTGTAGTTGGTAATAGATTGATATTGACAGGCAATTATAAAGTGACTACAGGTAACCCTTCTACACTAGCTGTGGGAACTTTACCTATAGAAGCAAGGTCAGAAATAACAAGGACTATACCTATATTAATAAACTCTAGCGCTGCTTCAATAACTATTAATACAGATGGAGATATTACTTTAGACTTGTCGGGTTTTTCGACAACTTCTACAAATAAGACAATAAAAATAGATACAGAGGTAACATTATTAAAACTATAAAACATGATACAATTTAAAATTAGAAGTACAGAGAAACTAGCAAGTTCAAATACTCACGGAAAGTGTGATGTAATGAGAGTAATGCTAGAATCAAAGATTAAAAGAACTAATGAAGGTATTAAACGAGAGATCGGTGCTATTATTAAAAGTAGACATTTTTTAGAACAAGATTTAGAAGTTGAAACTACTGATGTTGATGGAGTAACAACTACGGAGACTATCACAGAAAGAATGTATGTTAAAGGAAATGACCACGAAGCATACTGGGGTTTTTCAGTAGAAAAAGAGGCTTTTTATAGAGAGCAGTTAGCTTCTATAATGGACGGTAAAACAGAAGAAGAAAAGCAATTTATAATGTTTGTAGCTCAAACTCAAACGGCTGGTTTTGACGGTGGGGGTTGGCAAGGGATGCTTAATTGGATTCCTGACACGGAAGAGCATACGGTAGTAGAACAGTTTACAGTAGTTGAATAATGGGATGGAGCACTAATACATATTTTTATAATTCAAAAAACGTCTTAGCGCAAGGGGTTGAAGATGCAAAGGTATATCTATGGCTCAAAGGTTTTTATATTGAGCAAATCTATATATTTTTAGAAGCCTATAACTACTTTATAAAGTACCCTAACCACTATGACGGTGCTACATTTTCACAAGATTTGTATGATATTAACGGTTTAGAATTAGCTAGTATGTTGCACGACTATTTATACAAAATAGGTGGGTATGCATCGAAAGAAACACTCCGTCAAGCAGATGCGATACTTATAAGAGTAATGCGACAATGTAATAAAAGCGGTGCAGAAATTAAATACAGACAGGTACGTTTATTTATTTTAAGAGAGATCCTAAACTACGCCTGGATTAACAGGACTTTCAGAGGTAAAACTTTGACAGTTCAAAACAGGAGATTAATTGATAATATTTACTACGCATTATGAGTTTATTATCAGACAATATAGGTGTTATATTAACAGCAGTAACATTAGGTGAGTGCATATGTATATTGTAACAGCGAAGAGAAGTTGGATTAAGTTGTAGGTGAACACTACTAGATGTTTTTAATTATAGCGTATATTTAAAACTTAATTTTAAAACATATAAATGGACAAGCAAATCGAACAAAGCAATCTTAAATCAAATGAGCATTTAAAAATTACAATTACTCAATCATCAGCTGGAGAGATTTCCGTTACAGCTGATGGAGTTAATCAAACCGACTTCTTTCAAGTATTAGGTATGATAGAGGTAGCTAAAAACAATCTAATGCAATCGATTCAGAATCAAGAGGTAGTTGAAGTGGAATTGGATGAATTAGACATTAAACTCAATCCAGAAGCGGATGTAAAAGTTGGACAGAAGATTCCGATGCCTAAAGCAGCTTTTGATATGAGAGAAAAGCAAAGAGCTTTAGCTATGGAATCTAAAGCAGATATGAAAATTGAGAAATAATAATCAATAAATCATTAAAGAACAAACACCTCCTAAAATGGAGGTGTTGTTGTATATAAGATATAGAATAGATATCTTGAACTAAAATTGTAAATAATGAAGGAAATTGAGCAAATTGATAAAGATCGAATAGAAATTGTAGGACAGAAAGAGCAACCTAAAGAGACTAAGATTGTAGGCAGAATGAAGAAGATTAAAGGTCTAACTTTATATCAACTCGATACAAAGAGTGGTGTAATATCTAAAGCAAAAGTCGTCTCAGACACAGCAGACTTTAAAAATCCTAATAGAAAAATTGGAAAAGCAAAGTTTGAAGAAAACTGTCTCTACTTACAAGCATTAAATATTAAAAATGCTAAACGTAAGTTTGAAAAATTAGTTGATAAAATAATCGCATCGTCTAAATGAAAAATCTATTCGCAGTACCATTTGATTCTTACCAAAGCACGAAAACAGATCAAGGTATTATTTACAATGTTATCGATAAAGAAGGAAGTGTCTATATTCAATGTTGGGTAGCACACAGACCTTATGCAGATCACGATTTAACGATACAAGCTATCTCAGGAGCACCTAGTAGTGTACGTGATAAGTTTACTGAATTAATGAATGAAGTGTTTGGAGTAGGGCAATGGATCGTTCAGAGCAGATTTAGTGTAGAGAGTGTAAGAAAATCAGGTGCATTACAAACACAAAAATTCATAGACGATTGTCAAAGCATTTCTTACAGCGATAGAAGTAAAAAAGCAAATGTGCAACCAGCTCAAATTCAAGTGATTGGAGGACTAACTTATTAAAACCGTCATTGTTAGATATCGACTAGAGTTAGAGATCTTTTATCAAGAGATCCGACTAAACATAGACGTTGATAAACACAATACAGATGAATTAATTAGAAAGTACTGTCAAAGATATTTCGACTTAAATTTTAGAAAAAAACCAGTTGTAGCCTTTTATGTTAGTAAAATCTTACGTACCTAAAGAAAGGCTTGGTAGTTTAACTCAAAATGGTGAGATTTATCCATTAAGTTTACTCAACAATAGTAAAAGATGTAACAAAACTCTTCAATGTCATACTTAGATTATACCATTCCTACATCACAAGCATCATCATCACTCGACAGTGAACTACAGAGAATTCAAGTCGAGAAGGGTCAGATTGCTCAACGAGAATATAGAGCACTATCTCAAGCATTGTCATCAGACAATCCTAATGACATCATTAAAGCCAATACTTATTGGGAAGATGTTCAAAACAGACAAGATAGTGGAGTCAAAACTAGACTAGTTGATCCTAATGAATGGACTCAAGGTGCTGGCTATAAACATAAAAGATTTCAACTAGATTATAGTACATTGAGAAGGATGGTGTCAACTACTCCTATCATTAAAGCTATTGTAGGAACTAGACAGGCTCAAGTGAGTGCGTTTTCAACTCCACAGAAGAGTAAGTATGAAACTGGATTCGTTATTCGTAAGAAAAGGGAGTTTTATACAGACGAAGAGCCTATTGTAACTCGAGAAGATAAGCAGACTATTAATGAATTAACGAAATTCATTCTTAATGGTGGTGATGACGAAAATGCGTGGAATGGAGACACTTTTGATACGTTTCTTAAAAAACTAGCAAACGACTCACTAACGTTAGATCAAGCGTGTTTTGAAATAGTTAGAAGTAATAAAGGTGAGCCAGTTGAATATCTAGCAGTAGATGGAGCGACAATAGTATTAGCAGACACACATAACGATGAGCAAGAGGTTGTTGATAGAGAATATGATCACGCAGGAAATAAACGTAAAAGAGTAAGAGGCTATTTACCATCATACGTTCAAGTAATTGATTCAGTAATTCACAATGAATACTATCCTTGGGAAATGTGTATGGGAATTAGAAATTCTACTACAGATATCAGATCGAATGGGTATGGTAAAAGTGAAGTAGAGGAATTAGTTAGTATTATTACTTGGATGTTATATGGAGACACATATAACGGAAAATTTTTTAGTCAAGGTAGCAATCCAAAAGGAATGCTTAAAGTAGGTTCAGGAGTTAATAGAAACCGACTCGCAGAGTTTAGACAGCAATGGTTATCAATGGTAGCTGGAGTTCAGAATGCTTGGAAGGTTCCAATGGTTGAGGGAGATGTTGAATGGATTGATATGCAGAAAGGCAATCGAGATATGGAGTTCTCGGCGTGGCAAGAATACTTGATAAAGGTTGCGTGTGCAGTATTTAAGATCGCACCAGAAGAGGTTGGATTTAATATCGATAAGAGTGGAGGTCTTGGTGGAGAAAATGATAGCGATGTCAAAATTAGATATTCGAGAGATAAAGGATTGAAGCCAATGCTGAAATCATTTGAGTTCTGGATTAATAAGTGGTTAGTTGCTCCTAAAAATGCAGACTTTGAGTTTAAGTTTGTAGGATTAGATACAGATAGTGAAGAGAAAGAGGTTGAACTACTCAATAAAAAAGTTGAGCATGGAATGGGTCTTAAAGAATATCGTCGTGCAATTGGATTGCCAGAAGATTTAGAAGAAGGAGACTTCCCACTTAACAATATATATGTTCAAATGCAAGGACAATTAGCAATGCAAGAGCAGAGTGAAGAAAATGGAGAATTCGTTGATCAAGATCAGGCAAGTGAAGAAGATGATTTCTGGAACAGTATTGATATGGAAAAAGGTGTGCTTGATCAAATGAATCAATTGAAAGTGTATAAAGGCAACCCTATGATGAAGGATGCATTAAATATGTTAATTGGAGATGGAGCAGCAAAATAACAAAACTAATTTCCAACTAATCTTAGTGATAGTGGTAGCAGTACTTCTATTTATAGGAGGAATGTGGTTGGGCAGTAGAAATTCGTCAAAAAATCATTTCGATACTGAACGTGAACTAATTAAAGAAGAGAGAGATTCTCTTAATACACTCATCAAAGTAAATAAAGAAATTGATAAAGTGATTGTTAGTAGATTTGATAGCTTAGTTCAAGTGAGAGATGTCAACTTTGAAAAAGCATTGAAGCAGATTGAAACAAATATTCGTAATTTAAGAATTAAAAGAGATGAAGAACTTCGTGGTATTAATAGTAATGACTCTTTGTACTTGCGCATTCTCGCAAGAAAGCAATAAATCACTGTCACTAACTGACTTTTTAAAATCCATTACAGATGTAATGGAAATGGTCATCTCTCCAGACACAGTGGTAGTAATGAAAAAGCCTCACGCGAAATATATTGCTGGCATAAGAGTGAAGTACAATTATCAACTTAAATATTCAGTAGAGCAAGATTCAACTATAACTGCATTACAACAAAAAGTTGGAGAGTATATTAAAGGAGAATCTCTACTATTTCGACGCATAACTACAAAAGATACTGTCATTATTGCTCTACAAACAGTTAATAAAGGATTAGAAAGAGAGAGAGATGGTTTTGAGTCTTTATGGAAGGATCAGAAGAAAACTACTTGGTTAGTTGGAATAATAGCGGTATTAACTACAATATTAGGTTTTACGTTATAATGACACAAAAAAAGAAAAAATACTTAGATCGACCGAGATTTCCAGTGATAAATGATTATGAGAATGATTTCAGAAAATCTTGGAAATTGTCAATGAAGATAGCTTTGAAAGAAATTGAAAATAAAATCAAATGATAGAAATTACAACATCAATTCACAAACGTCAGCAACAAATTCGTGCCAATATAGTGAAAGGATTAAAGACTCCTACATTTAGTGGATTTAAGTTAGAGAACAAATACAACTATAAGGTTTACAGATTTCAATAGAGAATAAGCAAGGATCTACACGTAAATGGAAAGATGGAGATAAAGAAGGTTCTACGTTAATGCACTATGATTATGGATATATTAGAAATACTGTAGGAAACGATAACGATCACGTTGACTGCTACATTAATTCAAAAAATATAGTTGATCAAGTCTTTGTTATTCATCAAAATAGACCTAAAACTGGTCAATTCGATGAAGATAAGGTAATGTTAGGTTTTGATAGTGCAGACGAAGCTAAGAGAGCTTATTTAACTCATTACGATAGCGAAAAATTCTTTGGATCGATGACTGAAATGACCCTCGATCAATTCAAAAGCAAAGCGTTAGGTAAAAAAAATCGTAAAATTCAATAATGATACTTAGTCCAAATCAAATTACAGATTTACTGTCGATTATAGACAAATACACTTTGACGTTTGCAGCACACCATATAGGAGTGCAAGGAATGAATCAAGCTCAACTAAATTTACTGCAGCAATCAGGAGTGAATATATCTAAGATAGCAATTCAAACATCAAATATTAATCAAGCATTTAGGTTTGGAATTCTTAGCAGTGCGTTAGGAGATGCAAATGCTAAGAATATGAGTTACAGTCAACTCAAAGGATTTATTAGTAGTGGAAAGATGTTTAAGTTGTCAGCTATTGAAAGTGCAGCTCTACAAAATCTACAATATCAAACAGTAACGCAAGTAGTCAAATTTGGAGATAAGATTAAAAACGATATCATTGACAAGTTGGTGTACGCTGACAAGAAAAATAATGCAGTTAAGCACAGTAAGGTTGTTACAGATGCAGTCAACAACGCAATACAAGAAAGAAAAGGAGTGCAATCAGTAATTTCAGATATTGGTCACGAATTAGATAATTGGGATAGAGATTTTGGTAGAATAGCAGATTTTGTAATGCATACAGCATTTGAGGAAGGTAGAGCATTGAAAATTATGCAGACACAAGGAAATCAATCTTTAGTATATAAAGATGTGTACTTAGGAGCTTGTCCTCATTGCATAAAAAACTATCTTACTGGAGGAATTGGAAGTGCGCCTAAAATATTCACTATTCAACAAATAACAGCGAACGGGACTAATGTAGGGAAGAAAGTGAAAGATTGGTTGCCAGTATTAGGACCTCTTCATCCTTGGTGTAGATGTACATTAATGCAAGTACCTAACCAATTCAATTTAATAGACTATAACAACGGCTTATGGTTATGGGACGGAAGACAGTTTATAAGAAATGCTGATAAATATCAGCGCAAAGTAAGGCGAAATAGTAAAGTAAAAGTAACTGTTAACGGAAAAACAACGGAAGTATGATACAAAGATTTTTATATTGGTGCAATGAAAGAGCTTATTTGAGAAATGAGACTGTATTGCTAAGAAAGATAATTAATAGAAAAAATGCAGATATAGTTGCAGCAGCGAATCTTATTCAAAATGAAAGGATGAAGCACGAAGCTGAACTAATGGCAATTGAATTAAAAAATAATTTACATAGCTCTGACTAAAGGTTGGTCTGTATATTATATTTACAGTATATTTACAACTTAAACTACAATTATTATGAAAACATTTATTTTCGAAAACGCTGGAAAAACTTTAAAAGTAGCAATTAAATGCGATGTTTTCGCAACTAATGCGCAACTACAAGAGCCAGGATTTGATACTCGATTTACAGCAATGACAGTAGAAGATAGCGATGAAGCAATTCAAGCTGGACTGAACATTAATGAGATGGAGCAAAATCTTCAAGGATTGAAAGCAAAAGCTACAGAATTAGGATGGTCTCTTTCAGTAGCTGACATCAATGAAGAAGGTGGAACAATTGAATTAGTTGCAGCAGTATAATGAAACAGCAATTCCAAACACATATACCTCTTGAGTTAATCAAAGGAAAGGATCAAGAAGGCAACCCTATTATGAAAATGAGAGGTGTTGCTTCTACTCCATCCGAAGATGCAGATAAGGAATTTTTAGAGCCTAAAGGATTTGACTCTGAATATTTCCTCAAGCACGGATTTATGAATTGGAATCATCAAGCAAACAACGATCCGTCAGCAATTGTTGGCAAGCCTACTGGAGCAAGTGTTGATGGAGAAGATTACGTAATAGACTTCAATCTATTTCCAGATAGCAAAAAAGCTCAACAAATCTATGAATTGCAAAAAGTTCTCGAATCTCAAGGACTTGCGTTAGGTTTATCTATCGAGGGTAAAGTCCTTGAGAGAGATCCTTTAAATAATAGTAGAGTAACTAAAGCTAAAATAACTGGATGTGCTATCACGCCTAATCCAAAGAATCAAGATACAGTAACTCAAATAATTAAGGGTCACGATTATGATGCATTAATTAGCGATTCTGACGAAGAGGACGAAGAGGATGAAGATGGTGATAAGAAAGAGAAGGCTTTATCTGCAGCATCAGCTAGTGGACAAGCAATAACAAAAGAGTCTCTTGATGGAGATTTAAAAGACATTACACAAAGTAAAAAATTAACCAAAGGTGAGGTTATTGAGAAAATTTCACTAGATTTACCATCCCTAAACGAGGATCAAGTTAAATCTATTTATAATTTAACACATAAAATTCAAAAAGCAATCGATATGGATACTGCAACAAAACAAAAAGAAACTCCAACAATTACTCCAGAAACGTTAAAGAAAGCGTACGATATACTAAATTTAGTATCTCCAGAAAAAGCGTTAGAAAAGAGTGAAGCTGGCAATAATGATTTGTCAGGTAATGACGGACTATCTCTTGAGGAAATCACAGCAAAGAAGAATGAACTGGAAAAATCTCTTGCAGCAGTTACTGAGCTTGAGAAAGCGTGTAAGACTGAAAAAATGAATGACGACGACGATATGAAGAAGTCGGAAGATGATGATAAGAAAGATGATGATGATAAGAAAGATGATGATGCAGACGACGACAAAAAAGACGACAAAAAAGACGACAAAATGGAAAAAGGTCTTGGTGATACTGTAATAGGGCAGAACAATGACGAATTAATCAAGTCACTTACTGCAGTATTTAAAGGAGAGCTTGGTCAAATAGAAGCTGGATCGAATGAAAAATTCAAAGCTGTTGGTCAATTAATGAAGTCTTTCACTGGAACAGTAGAAGCTATTGACGAGCGATTATCTGCTTTTGAAAATCAGACGAAAGGACGTAAGTCTGTTACAACTCAAAAGCAACACGTAATTGAAAAGTCGTTTGCAAGCGATCAACAAGACGTTCAAGGTGACCAAAAACAATATTTGAATTTGACAGCACACAAAACACAGATTTCAAAAGCTCTTACAGACAGTTTTCTAGCAAGCGAGAATAAAGATGAGACTTTAAGAAAAGGAATACTATTATATGATCAATCTGGACAAGCAAATCCAACAATTCAAGCGAAAGCGAGAGAATTAGGATTGATCAAGTAAAAATACAACATCGTACATAACATCGGAGAAAAACAAATTAATTTTAAAAAATTTTCTCATATGGAAAACTTAACAGTACCCTTAGCGTCATATTCGCACGGAAGTGGTTTCGGAGCAGATGCAAGTCAGCAAGCAAATTTGAGCGCGTCTCAACTAGCTGAATTGTCAAAAGCCCTTGAAGCTGGTCAGTTGCAAGGTGGAGCAATGGGTAACCCTGCGCAATCAAACGGTGGTGCACTAAAGACAGAGTCTTTAGAAAGCTCACTTAAACTAATTACTTTCCGTGAAGCGGATATTCGTTTTTGGAAGAGATTCCCAAAAACAGCTGCTTATAATACGGTAGAAGAGTACAACCAACACACGAGCTATGGTACTGATCGTGGAGGATTCAATAACGAAGGTGAATTGCCGGAAGAAGAAGACTCTAGCTATGTACGTAAGGCAGAACACGTGAAGTATTTAGGTGTAACTAAATCAGTTACCCACCCAATGCAATTGGTGAATACTAACGTTGGAGATATCATTCAGAAGGAAACTACTAATGGTATTATGTGGATCTTACGTAAAGCTGATAGAGCTTTATTTTATGGAGATGAGAAAGTTGTTTCTCAAGAATGGAATGGTTTATATGCTCAGCATTTAAACAATGATCAGTTTGCTAACTTAGAAGAGTATTACAGCTCTCCATTAGTAATTGACCTTAGAGGTTCTGCTCTTACAGAAGCTAACATTGAGAGTGGAGCTCAAGTACTTTTAACGAAGTTTGCTCAACCTAACTTAATGGTTGCACCTCCAGTAGTATTTAGTGAATTTGCTAAAGGATTCTACGCACGTCAACGTATTGCAACGGGAGGAAGTGTAAATGGTAATGTTACTGGCGCTACAATGGGTCAACACATTAGTAACTTCCAATCTATGTACGGATTGATTGACTTTGAGTATGACATCTTTGCTGCGAAAAACCCAGGGAAACTTTCTACAGTAGGAGGTACATCACCAAAAGCACCTACAGCACCTACAGTTGGAGCAACTCCAATAGCAGTTGTAAATGCAGACGGACAGTCTCGTTTCAATGACGGAACTGGTGATTATTACTACGCAGTTACTGCTATAAACCGATATGGTGAATCAGCAATGACTCAGTTAGGAGGATCTGTTACTGTTGCAAACGCAGATGATAGTGTAGATTTACAGTTTACTGCGACACCAGGACCTTACACTCCAAATGCTTATGTAGTTTATCGATCTAAAAAGAATCCTTCTGGATCTTTTGCAATGACAACGATGTATCCTATCGCTACAGTACCAGTTGCTGGAACAGATGCTAAGAGAGGTTCTCTTGCAAATGGAGTTGATGGTGGTGCAGCAGGAATTGTTAGAGATAGAAATAGAATTCTACCTGATACTCAAGAGGCTCTTCTTTTACAAGGAGATACAGATGTGATCGAGTTCAAGCAACTTGCACCTCTTATGAAAATGCCACTTGCGAAGTTGAGTCCAGCTGACCGATTTATGGTCTTGCTTTATGGTACTCCAATTGTGTACGCACCATCTAAGATGATACGTTACATCAATATTGGTAAAGCGTAAGCTCAACTTGATATATATAAAACGAAAGCCTCCTTTATTTAAGGAGGCTTTTTTATGCAATACATTTGACTACTTAGTTCTTTTAGTTATAATAAATCTCCAATGAGAAACCTTCTCAAAGCAAGACACCCAAACTAACCTAGCGTGAGCAGTTCCTATTAACGTTTTGATAGTACAACCATTTTTTTTATCCCAACTTGATTTGTAAGACTCAATCAAGAAACTAAATTCTCTACGATCTTCAATCCACGTTCGCTGTACTTTAAGAACACCATCCATCATTCCAAAGCCAACTAATCGTTCAGAGATGTTAGATAATTTACTGTTGAAAGTTTCTTCTGCTTGCTTTAACCACAACAACGAGTTAATGTTTACTCTTGAAGCAGATTCTCGCTGTAAAGTGAGTGTGCGATTTAGATTGATGTAAGTTGAGTCGTGGTCAGAATAATCTTTCATTTTCTCAACAGTAAACTTGATATCTCGCTCAATCTGTTTTTGGTTGTAAGAAACTGCTGAGTCGTAATATCTCTCTCTCATTGGACGAGTTTCTCTATTCATAATAGCATAAGCTCTCTCTAAATCTTGCTTAGCTCTCTTTTGACTTGCTGTTAATTTTACTGCTTGACTTTTCACAATTTCCGATTTTAGTGTTAGCATTTCTTTCTGATATAAAGATACTACCTTTATATCTTTCTCACAACAGTTCCTTAATTTATTTTAAAATAAATAATCTCCGAACATTTTTATGTATATTTAAACTCTATAATTAATCAAAACAAAAAAACATTGTTATGGCAAAAGTAAAAACAAACAAATCGTTCGAGTTCGGAAAGACAAGAGTGACTTCAGTAGAGACTTTAGAGTTTGATGATCAAGGAATCTCACAAGAGATTTCAAATGAAGATGCAGCATTGCTTGTGAAAGCATCACCTTCACTAACATTAGTGCAAGAGCAAGATCAACTACCAGACCCATCATTAAACGAAGAGGGTGATGTAGGCAATAAAAAACTTGATGAAACTCCTCTAATCAAAGAAGTAAAGCAAGAAGCTATCAAACCAAAAGCAGAGGTAACTGACGCTATCGTAACAGATGCAGCAGATGTTATTGAAGTGAAAGGAGAAGTTGAAATTATCGAAGATGTAGTTGAGGGAGATAAGGTTGAAGTTGTTGAAACAGCACTTGACGATGCAATTACGCCAACATTCACTAAAGAGCAATTAGGTGAAATGGGAATGGGTGATTTGAGAGATGCTTTAATTAAAGCTGGAGTAGCTGAAATTGAAGTCGAGAAGTATAAAGGAAGAGAGATGAAAGATGAATTAGTTGACTTCGCTTTTAGCAAACTATAATGGCTACACTATCATATTCATTAAAATCAAGTAAGAACGATTTGCCAATTTCTCCTGAGGAGTTGGCAAATCGTTACTTCTTTGGGATACCTATAAAAGATCCTAACGGAACCGTAATGAATAATGCTAACATTGGATTTTATATCAATGCAGCAGTGCAATCTATTGAAGGACTGTTAAACATAAAACTAACCAAACAAGTTATTGAAGAATCTTTATCATATCATTTGAATGATTATGCATCTTGGGGATATATTCCTACAAGTTTTCCAGTACTTAAAGCTGGAGGATTAGCAGGGTTTTTAGGAAAAGTTCAGCAAGTAAAATTTCCTGCACAATGGTTAAGTGTTAAAAGAACAAACGATCCGACTGGAGCTCATAGAAAAATACAGATAGTACCTACATCAGGAAATGTTGAACACGGAAGTGTTGAGTATAGTGGAATAAGTCAATATATGGGATGGTTCGGTCAGCAAACAATTCCAGACTATTGGACAGTAAAGTATTGCACATCGTTTGATATAATTCCAGCAGACATTGCAGATGCAGTAGGAAAACTAGCTGCAATTAACATATTCCATCAATTAGGAGACATTATTTTAGGTGCTGGTATAGCCTCTCAAAGTATAGGTATAGATGGACTATCTCAAAGTATATCGACAACTTCATCAGCAACCAACGCTGGATATGGAGCAAGAGTTACTGGATATCTTGCAGATTTAAAGCAAGCGAGAACAGATTTAAAAAATAAATACGACGGAATAGCGTTAAGCATAATGTAATGGGAGGTAAATCAAATAACTCATCAATAATACTAACTCAATCAGCTCCTGATACGAAAGGAACTGCGAGAGTGGATTTGCGCAAAAGAGACTTTGATGCACTAATTTGGGGAAAATCTTATGAAGTATATATAGATAAAGCTATCAAATGTCCGTGTCGCAATGTAAAGGACGGACAAGCTCTTTCTGCTTGTAAGAACTGTGGAGGTAGTGGATGGCTTTATATTAATAGAAGAGAAAGCAGATCAACTCTCCAATCAATGAACGTTGACACTAAATTTAAGGAGTGGAGTCAAGAGATGGTTGGGACAGCTAAAATGAGTTTCCTAAACAAAGAATCGCTGCAATATATGGATAGAGTCACTATTCGCAACGCAGTGATAGGTACACAACAAAACGTAATTTGTACTCAAATTGAGCAGTCGTTGAGAGCGAGAACTATATATCCTATTAAAGAAGTAGAGGAAATTTTTCTATTTGAATCGACAGACAAGCCTCTAATCAAACTTGAAGTTGATGTAGATTACACAATTGAGAACAATAATTGGATCAAATTAGATGATAAATATGTTAACACTGAACATCCAACAATCTCTATACGATACAATCATAACCCTCAATATCATATATTAGAGCTTACACGAGCTACAATGACTTCAATAGAGAAAAGAGACGGAGTAGACGTTGATAGCGCAATGCCTTTATCAGCTATGGTAAGGTTATGTCACTATGTGATAGATGAGCAAAACTTTACAAACAACTTTCTATTAGACAATTCATATCAAAACGACTGTGAGTGATAGATTTAAACATAGATACTAGTGAACTATCAGCAGAATTCAATCTAACAAAGCAAGAAGTTGACGGACTACTTACTTATAGTGTAGATGAAGTCTCAGCTCAGTTCGCTCAACAATGGGCAACAGAAGTTAAGTCAAGTTTAGCTAGCACTAGAAGTCAATATATTAACGCAATAATAATATCTAAAAGAGATCAATTTACAAATGTAGTGTATCTCAATCCAGCTAGTTGGTTAGCAAATGCAATAGAAATGGGAGCTAGTGCATTTGATATGAAGAAAGGACTTCTTGCATCTAAAAAAGTAAAATACACTAAAAAGGGGAAGCCTTACATTACAGTACCTTTTAGATTTGCAACTCCTGATGCGATAGGAGAAAATGGAGCTTTTTCAGGAGTAATGCCTCAAGCAGTATATAAATCTGTTAAAAATCAAGCACCTAAACAATCTTTATCGTTGAACAGTATACCTTCTCAATATCAAATTCCTAAGAATATTGGAATACGAAAACAAGTCAAGAGTGGTAACTTTAAAAACTTAACTGCAAAAACTAAGATGACTTCAATTTATGAAGGAATGCAAAAAAGTAAAGGAGGGTATGTTACTTTTAGAAGAGTTAGTTTGAGTAGTGATGCACAAAGTTGGAATCATCCAGGTTTTGAAGCAAGAGATTTTGCTGGAACAGCGCTTAACAATCTCAACATTCCTCAAATAGTAGACGTATCAATCGATAGTTATTTATCGCAATTAGGATTTTAATATGGCACTAATTATTCCAGAAGTTCAGTTATGCACAATCATAGATGCATTATTGAAACACATTAAGTTAGATTTTGAAGCAAAGGTAGTTACGCCTGAGAAGTCTTTACTATATAATTATTTCAATGGAATTGTTGACCATAAAAAAGATTACTATAAAGAGGCTGTAGATTTATTTACTAGAGAAGCAGATCATCCTAGACTAATAGAAACGAGATTAGCATTCGATGCAGAGCGAGCTAAAATTCCTACAATACATATTACTATGCCTAGCGATCAAACTGGTCAAAATAGCTTAGGAATAGGAGAGTCGGGAATGGCAGATTATGTTAATTATATTGATGGTGAGGTTAGTGTTGAATATGAAAGAAGATTTGATACTCAATATCAAATTGTATGCACATCTGATCAACATTCAGAAGTGATGTTGATGTATCATTTGGTTAGAGCTGGATTAATTAGTATATTAGACACTTTCTCATTAACTGGATTAGAAGATCCAAAATTGTCGGGTCAAGAATTAAAAATAAATCCTGATTTAATGCCATCTCATATATTTATGAGAGCGATTGGAGTAAGTTTTTCTTACGAAATTAAAGTATCTAGGTGGTGGAATGAGGATATAATAAACGATCTTTGTTTAGATCAAAATCAAATATACGATAATGAGCAATAATAAAATCACAGTAAAGGAGTATGTGAGAGTAAATGGATACTCAGATGCATCGACTCTATATGTAATTGGGAAAAAGTACAGTAAAGATACAGTCAAAACATCTAAACAATGGGAGAGTCAATTGCTGAAAGATAAGGTCATAGATAAGACTTCATCTGTAGTTGAAGAAGAGATTGTAGATGTAGTTGAAGAAAAAACTCCCTTAAAGCAAAGCGAATCTGCAAAATAATTTTTATTTTTAGCAAAAATTAAACCTCTATGGCAACTCAACATAATTTTAATGGTAGAATCATTAAACTACCTGGATCTTATTCAGAAACTAAATCTGGGATAAATAATCCACCAGTACAGACTACTTACGGAAATGTAATCATCATTGACGATAATGCAACCAATCCTTATGGAGGTGGTGCTGGAATTGATGGTCAAGGAGAAAATGGCGAAGGTTCTGTATATGGCTTCGATAACATTAGAGATCTACGTGAATTTGTCGGAGGAGGAGTGTTGTGGGATTTAGCGGCACCACTATTCAAGCCATTTGGATCTGGATCTAATGGAGCTAGTAAAGTGTATGTAGTTAGAGCACTAACTACAACACAAGCGTCTTATGATCTAGCTCTTACCGGAGGAACGATTACATTAAAAGTAAAGCACGAAGGTTTGGTAGGTAATGGAGTTGAAGGAGTAACTGATCAACTAACACAAGGATTCGCAATTACAATGGAAGCTGGAGTAGTTGACTCGACTAAATTTAGATTTAAGTTCTGGAGAGGAACTTATAAAGGACTAGATTCAGAAGGGAATATTTTAGATAATCTTTCACAACAAGATTCTGCACCAAAATTAATCACGACTTCAAGAGAAGTATCAACTTTAACTGAACTTAAAGAGTGGGCAGCGATAGATTTCGATTTCGGAAACAATTTCGATATATCTGCTGATGCAATTACGTCAGACACCATAATCGCAGCAGACTTAACAACAACAAGCGGTAATCAATTGTTTGCTGGAGCTACTCAGACTGCTAGTGTAGCAGCAATGCAAAGTACACTTGACAGTATTAAAAAAACAGACTATACATTTACATTATCACTTGACAGTGAGGCAAATATTGCAAGTGCAAATAACTTAAAACAGGTATTTCATCTACAAAATGAAGCTAGGTATCAAAAATACTTAATTGTTGGTGGAGGAAATGATAAAAACACTTTTGCTACTCAATCAATTGCGTCAGCAAAAGTGTTTAATACTACTAGAGTGATTGTTGTTCACGGAGGATGTCTTGTTGAAGATGGATTGAGATTGAGAAAAAAGAATTCTTTATATAAAGCAGCGCTTGTCTTAGGTAGAACTTGCGGATTAGAGCCACAAATACCAATTACATTTAAAGGACTTGCAATTGCTGGAGAAATTCACAAAATGACAGATAAGGAGCGTACAGTTGCACTAGATGCAGGTGTATTAACAACTTATTTTGACAGTGAGTTGAATGATGGAGGATTGTTTGCAATTACGCAAGGAATCAATACACTGCAAAATAACAGCAATGTCGTTAATAGCGATGGAACCTCACACTTAGTGTCTGTAGAAAGAATTGCTGCTTCATTAAATAAATCGATTGAAGTCAATTCAAAAAAGAAGCTATTAGGAAATCAAAGTGAAGGACCTAACAGATCTACGTTAAGCACTGAAATTGTTAAAGAGTGGGTTGAAAATCACCTGAGAACAAAAGAAGCTACTCCTACAGTAGATAATTTAATTATCAGTTGGAAAGATGTTACAGTAACAGTAGAACAAGACGCTTATAAGATTAGATACGCATTTGAACCAAACTTTGAAGTAAACAAACTATTTTTCACTGGATTGATTATCGATCCAAACATATCATAATATTATGGCAGAGAAAGTATTAACAGCACCACTAGCAATAGTAAAAGTTGACGGGATTACAGTAGGTAAAATGCGTAATATCACATGTACAGAGACCTACCGTAGAGGTCGTGTTAGTGGATTAGGAGAGTTAACTCCCCAAGAATTGCCAGCAACAGAATGGAATGGCACGATGACTTGTGAATTTTATGAAGTAGATTTCAGTAAAACTGGAATCCCAGAAGGAATTAAGCGTAGAGCTGGTTCACTGCAAGACTTTGTTGACAACATCTTACTTCAAGAAGAAGGTGTAGACGTTACTATCTATAAAAAAGTTAACGCAGGAACTGACCCTCAAACTGGACTAATTCAAGGAACTTTAAGAAAGCATGCAACAATTAAAGGATGCTTTATTGATAGAGAAGGATTGAATATAGCAGAAGGTCAGATATCTTCACACAATCAAGACTTTACATACGTAAACCCTATACTGTTTTCAGTATAATAAAAATAGAATCGTAATATGACAACCCCTAGCACAACGCCTTTAACTATAAACGTTAAAGGCAACAACTACACTGTAGAGAGAATTACTGTTGGTAATTTGATGGATATTGAAATCATCAAAGCTCAGCTATGTAAAGGTCAATACGGAAGCATCTTATCTAACAGAACTCAATGGTCAGAATACACGTTAGACAACGTAGATATGTTCGCACATCTAATGTCATTCTTTCCAACACTAATTACAGCTCTAAAAGTTGAAAGTTGGGAGCAGTTAGATCCATTTGACGTTGAAGAGTTAAAGAAAATATATCAAGAAGAATTTGTTGTTTGGTTCAAGAATTTCTCTCAAGTGTTGAAAAACCCAAAAGGAGAAGACAAAGCTGAACAAAATGAATCTACTGCAAAGTAACCCCTCATCTCAAGTAATATCAGATATCCGTCGCTCAATTAAGCGATGGAATGTTCTGTATCCATTAGATAAATGGTATAGAGATAAATACAATATTCAATACAATTCAATACAACATCGACAACTAGACGTTATTAACATAAGAGTTGAGTTTGAAGAACACGTGTTATATGTTGAGTCTATGAGAGAGTTGTCTAGAGAGTCTAATAAAGCTAAGTATAAACCAGGATATGGTGATTGGCTAGTTAAACAAACAATGCAAGAAGACCTCTCCCAAGAAGAAGTTGAGTATATTTACGATAAAATCGATATCAGTAAACTCGAAGGAGATCCTGACGAAATCAAAATTTAATGAAAAGAGAGATAGTTTTTTCAGCTCGTGACAATGGCGTTACGAGTTTTATGGATAAAATGAAGCGATCAGCAGTAGATGTTGGACGTGGAATCTTGCAAGACTCTGTTGACCAATCTAGTAGCGCTAAAGAAGCTATCAAAAACTACGAAGCTCAAATTTCATTAATTGAGAAGAAAAATAGACTTCAAAGAGATGCTTCAAGAATTGCTGCTGAACAAAGTCGAGATCGTAAGATGTCTGGAGCAGACAGTGAACTTGATAGAAAGAAAGCTACAAGTGATTTTAGGTCAGAAGTAAAGGATATAAATTCAAGTGCAAAAGAGGATCAGTTACAAGTCGAACTTTTAAGAGAGTTAATTAGGACTGTAAAAAACACAGCCAATCAAGAATTACGCTCAGATAGTGTCAATTCACAACGAGAATCTGACGATCTAGAAAGATATTTAGGTGATGAAGATTCGTCAGAATTCAGGAATGTAGCGAATAGACTAAGAGATGAGTCTACACCAACACAAGATAGTGATAGTAAAGTAAGTTCTAGCAACAATTTAGTTGCTGGTGCTAGTAGTATTGCAAATCAACAAGAAGGTACTGGAGCAATTCAACGTACGTTAGATGCAGTAGGAAAAGGTCCTATATTAGGAACAATTGCAGGAATTGTAGCGATTGCAGTAGCTGGATTAAACATAAGAGCACAACGAGAGAAGTCAGCAGAAAAACTTGCTGGAATGACTGGAATTGATAACAGATCAATTCTCAATTCTCAATTAGGGAGTACAGACTTCTTTAACGGTTACGGTCCAAATACTCTAGGTGTATCACGAGAAGAATTTTTAGGTCAGTATGTGCCTGGAACTATGCAGGCTAGTGGAACTATGAAGAGTGGTGGGTATAGAGCTATGCGAAATCTTGAGCTAGAAAAAGCTCTTGGATTAGATGGTGGAACTGCCGACTCAATGACTAGATTAGGTAGGGCAGCTGGAGATCTAGATTCTCATAAAATGGCAAATGCTGTATATAGCTCTATGTATGGCACTGGCGCTTTTGGTTCTGATAATAATGATATGACGCGAATGCAAGATTTGCTGTCAGGTCTTACTGGATTTGGAGAAGGAGAGCTTGCAAGAGCAGGTGTAGTTACTGGAGGAGGAACTTTACAGTTACGTAGAGGGTTAGAGCAATTAGGTGGCAGATTTACTAGAGACGACTACTCTCTTCAAACAATGCAAGGGTTGAATGCTGGATTAACTAGTGAGGGATCTCCAGAAGCTCGTGCAATTAAATTTGATGTTCTTAGAAGACAGAATCCTAATATGAGTATGTTTGAATTGCAAAATCAAATGGATCAAGGGATCAACTCTAAAGGATATTTGCAAGGAATGCTTGACTTTGTTAAAGGCACAGGAGGAGATCTAAACTCTCAATCTTTTCTACTTGACGGATTGACTGGAGGTCAGATGAGAGGGAAAGATATTACAAGTATCTTAAAGGGAGATCTATCGTTAGAAGAGTATGATAAGAAAGATTTAGGAATTAAAGATAGAGCCTACAATTGTACTTCACGAGCGAACGAACAGCTACTAAACTTTACAGAACAGTTCAAAGACTTAATGAGTGGCATAGGAGGAGGAGTAGAATCTGCACTAGAAACTTTAAAAGGAATTGACACCACAATGAAAAGTATGGAAAAAGGGATAAATAAATTAGTAGAAGCAATAAACTAATGGCATTAGGAATTGATGGTCAAAGATTGATTAAGGGATATGATCGTATCCCTAGTAGCCCTTTTTCTAATCCTAAACCACACTTAACGGCATATCAAGATAGTGGAGGAGTGTGGACTATTGGATGGGGACATACTGGAAGTGATGTGTATGAAGGACAGACAATATCTCAACAGCAAGCAGATCTTCTTTTTACACAAGACGTTAAGCAAAAGGCTGAACGCTTTGTAGATAGGTTCATTACTATAAGATTAAGTCAGAAGCAAAGAGATGCACTAATTAGCTTCACATATAATGCAGGATCAGGATCTTTACAAAAAAGTGTTATCCGTCAACTAATTAATAAAAATAATCACACTGCAGCAGCAAACGAGTGGTTAACTCAAAACATTGAGAATAGATTAGGTCAAGAGCAGTCTGGATTGAGATTGAGAAGACAGCAAGAAGCAGCTTTGTATTTAGAAGGAACTTCTGAGGATCAAATGTCGCAAAGACAAGCTGACAATCTACAAGAACCTATTGAAGAGAAAAATCTAGAGAGTCAAGCTCATATAGTGCCCTACACACATTCACGGGGAAGTGAGCAAATGACAGTAGATGAGCTACTAAATTCTAAAAAGTTCATAACTTCTGAATTGACAAAAAAAGAAGTTATTGAATTGACTTTTAAAGGGAAAACTAATCACAAGAGATTGTTTGAAGCCTTATCTAAACAGGAAAAAAGATCGTTGAATAACGGAAGTGATCAATACAACGATAAGATTGACTATCCAATTATCAGTGGAGCGACAATTTATTTAAGCTCTGAAAAAATTCAAATAGAGATTACTTATCAGAGTAACATCACTACTCAAAACGTAAACTATAACGAATATTGGCCTAACATAATTAAGTCGATTACAAACGATCCAGGATATGTGCCAGCATACGAAAAAAGTAGCAATGCTAGTAGAAGCATTCATCCTCAACTAAGTGTTGTTGTGTGGTCGAGGGTAAAATATATTGAAAATGGATTTACTGGAGGGTTTATAGATATCACAAAACACGTAAGTAGTGTTAATACAGAATCTTCTGTACAAGTGGGAGGAAACTTCACAATGCAGATGGGGAATGTAGTTGGAGAGATGAATGAAGATCTTAAATGGGAATCTGTTGGTGATTTAGGAGCAGCAGTAATAGGAAATATTAACAAGTCGGTAACGATCGACTCTCAATTCAATGAACATCAAAGAAATCATTCTATATATGAAAAACTAATTCAGCAGAACGATTTAGTATTCATTAGCTATGAAAAGTTAAAAGTTGAAGATGACACGTCAGTAGCTAAATTATTAGGAGAAAGAAAAAATGGTTGGTTTGATATGATTGGATTAGTCGACTCAGTTGATGTAATTACAGACAGTGTTCGCAATGACGTCGATGTAAATATTCGTGGTAGAGATTTAGTAAAAGCGTTAATGGACGATAATAGCTATTTCAATCCATATAGTATTGGTCATATAGACAGTTTATATGGAGGAAATATTGGAGATAGATATTTTAATGGAGAATTTAAAAATTTAGCAGCGTTTCTTGCAACCTCTATCAGGCAAAAAGTTGAATACATAATTCATAGAATAGCGTCAATAGGGTATGTGCCTGACAATGTGTTTGATGAATTTATATCTAAAACTGAAATTACAGAAATTACCACAGGAGTTCAGAGTGAAAAAAGTGTTAAAGAAACAAAACCTGCAAAAGGAATTTGGCAGATATGTAAAGTATTTATAGATCAAAGTATATCAGATATGAGATTGGCAGACGATAGCATATCAAATCCAGACGGAAGTATAATAGATACATTCAATAAAGTAGCTCAGTATCCCTTCGTTGAATTTATGAGTGATACATATAAGGATAAATTTTATTTAATATTTAGACGCCCACCATTTACTCAACAAGCCTTAGATGAAGTAATTTTAGGATATAATCAACAGCAAGCGTCACAGCAAGAAGAAGTTAAATCATCTCCTGAAAGCGATAGAGTTCAAGATGATGAGAGCGATAATGCAAAAGAACCGCTACTAATGCTTCCTCAGATCGAGTTATCTGACAACAACTTTCCGATTGCAGTAAACATCTCAGAAGTGGATGTATTGAGTGACAACCTACATACATCAAATGAAGCGTACGCTTGGTACCAAATTGAGAATAGAGGCAACTTTAGTGGTAATACAGTCACTCTAGGACATATGCCCTCTATATATTTTGATGAATATGCTCAAGTTTTTGGTAATAGAAGAATGAGTATTGTCTCTAATTATAGTGATTATAAATTTTTTGAACATAAAGATGGGCAGAAAGATCAAGATTTATATGCCGAACAAGGATCTCAACAATTAGCTTATCTAGTCGAAATATCAATGTACTTGCCGTTCACAAGACAAGGAACGATCACTATGAACGGAGATCGTAGGATTAAAAAAGGTAATTGGATATTTTATAGACCTACTCAAGAATTCTTTTATGTAACGCAAGTTACCAACAACATCTCTATTTCAACTGAAACAATAGATAGAACAACAACAATTCAAGTTGAGAGAGGAATGTTGCAGAAATACTTATTAGGTTCAACTGAAACGATAGACGGAGAAGAAGTTGATATTAGCTATTTCAACATTGTAGATATCCCTAAATTCAAGCAAGGAGTGTATGATACTGTAACGAAAGGAGTTGCAGAAGACAAGTTTGATTACAAAGCTGATATTGCGATAAATAAAAAAGTATTTAATTTCTTTTTACAAAGAAGACATTTTAAATAATGAAGTCAAAAATATTTACTAAAAAGGTTTACAGGCACATCAGTCAAAGTGCAAACATAAAGCCAGATCAAGATAGATCTGAAAGTGGCTTTGCATATACCATAATTCCGGTAGATATTGATAGAGACGATTACTTAAAATCTGTATATCAGACAGGATATGCAATGGTGATTACTAGAGACAATGAAGTGTATAGAGATGTATTAATTCCTAGACATTTAATAGATGTAATTTCTTTTCCACAAAATCCTGGTGAATATGGAGATTTAATTAGTTGGATCAACTCAAAAACGCATAATCAGCTTAGTATGGTTGGTATTTTTAATAAGCCAGGACAGTATCATCCTTACCTAGAGAACATCTTTACTGAAAGATTTAAGTCTGACAGCTTTGAAATCATTAGATCAATCGACGGAGACGTTCCTTTATATTTAATATCTGTTGATGGCGAAGATGAAGAGAGTGGTGGAATAGAGCTAAAGGCTAAAAACAAAGACACTACCTCAAGAGTGAGAATAAATGTTGATGGAACAATTAATGTAGTAGCTGACAACACTATTGATTTTACAATTGAGAATAAATTGCAAATTCAATTAGGAACAGAAGAAGGAAAGGTATCGACGTTATCGATTGCAGTGGATGGAGGATTAGAGTATAAAGATCAGTTTGGCAACGTCTTACAAATTATTGATGGAGAGAGTAATCTCAAAACACCTAAAGTTAATTTAGGTAAAGCTAATCAAAGTATGATGTTAGGTGATACTTGGAAAAATCTTGAATCAGCAATAATTGATGCGATAGGAAAGATTACAGTCCCAACAGCATTAGGTCCATCTGGAGTTCCTATAAATACACCAGAATTTATAGCAATCAAACAACAATTAAAAACAGCACTATCTAAAGCGCAAAAAGTAGAATAGAATGCCATTAAGTACTGAAATATTAACGAGAGAGATTAGAAAAGTTAGTGACGAATCTTATATACTGTTTGAAGGGTTTCCTAAATCAACGTCTGAGACAGCTAATAGATGGGCAAACATCGTTGACATCTACACTATTGATATGATTCCTACATCAACAAGTAGAGATCAGGCAAAATTTCTTTTCAGTCGATCAATGGAGCAAGTTGACATAGGAACCGGATTTGTTGTGCTTAAATTAGCGTTTGCAACATACGCAAACACTCTATCGTTAGGAATGAATCCTACTTTTACTGGAATCGCACCGGTAACCCCTATATTACTAGAGACAGTAGCTCCAATTGGATTGGGAGGAGGATCTGCTAAAGAGGTTGCAATTGCAATGGCAAATATAATACAGCAATGGTTTAAGACAGGTGTTGCAATAAATACATCATCTGGAGCATCCATAAATTGGAATTAATTACCTAATTTTACAGTTATGAAACAGCATATTTTAGAAGTAGCATTAGATGAATTTGGAGTTCGTGAGATATCTGGTAAGAAAGATAATCCTAGAGTGATTCAATATTTTGACGATATAGGTTTTGATGGAAAAGCTTTGAAGGACGAAACAGCTTGGTGCTCTGCGTTTGCTAATTGGGTTGCACTACAAACTGGAGCTTGTATGAGTAATAAGTTAACTGCAAGAAGTTGGCTTAAAGTTGGAGTGAAAACAGACAATCCTCAACTAGGAGATGTTGTAGTTTTATGGAGAAAAAGTCGCAGTGATTGGAGAGGTCACGTAGGATTTTTTATAAGAGAAACAGAAGGATTTGTATACATTCTTGGAGGAAATCAAGGGAATAGAGTGTCCATTCAAGCATATCACAAAAACAGACTATTAGAATATAGAGACATTACTCGCAAAGAATAATGAGTGGAATTCTCGACATATTGCGTCCTCAATTAAATCAAATTGGTAAGGCTGGTGTAAATGCACTATTCCCTAACGATTTTGAATACTATGCGATCACATTAGAGTTAACAGATTCTAAAGGGAAAACTGTTGACTATTTAACGTTTCCAGTCACTCCTTCGATGATAGGGTTTGATGACAAGAAAGTTGTTAACATCAAGAAGACTATGGGAGGAGTTACTTCACTAGATACAGATACAGAAATTCCTAAATTTATAACGATGTCAGGAATGTTTGGTCGTAAACTGCGATTACTAATAAGCCCACCAATTGAAAATAGTCAATCAACAGCAAATGGAATATTTTCAAGTGTATCTGGCAATGGACTGCAAATCAACTCTCCAGTTCTCAACGCTAAACTTAAAACTGGATATGGCGCAACTAAAGTGTTAGAAGCAATAATAAAAAAATCATCTTCATTAGATCAATATAACAGACCTAACAGACTGTATCTATATATACCACCATTAGGACATAATTTTTTAGTCAAAGCAACCCAATTTAGATTAGATCAAGACTATCAATCATCAAATATGTTATGGAAATACACTTTAGCTTTCACAACGTTGGCTAGAATTGAAGATTTAAAGATAGAAAATGATAATCAAGATAACTCTCTAATTAAATCGACATCAATCGACATATTGCAGCGAACAGCTAATAGTGTAGTTCGAGACTTAAAGCAAAGCGTATTTTAATGAGATTAGCAACAAACATAATTACTCAAATTAGTAGCATATTGAGATATGACGTATCTCAATACCTAAATAGGTATGTTGATTTCATTGAGAATGATAGACAAAGAATTTTTGACTACTACAAAGGGTCACTCAATAGACTAAACATAGACAGTTTCAATAGATTAGAGCAATTATTAGTTGACACCAACAAAGTTAATAGTTTAGTTGAAATTCACAAAACGAGATTGTCAAATAGTGAATTTTGGCAATTCATAGAGACGTTTACAGAAATAGAAGAGTCTTTATTGACAGTAGATAATAGCTCTAAATGGTTGCGAAGTGTAATTACAAAAAACAACTTCTCACCTCAAGTAGAGGTGAGCTTTATACTTAAACAATTTCAAACAATTGAGCAGTTGACTAGATCTTTAGGATCTAACGATGCCGATAATGATTGGATTAAATTAGCTCTAAGAAACGATTTATTTGAAAGTGATTATACTGTCGAAGGAGGTGTAGAAATTTCAACAAGCTACTTCAACAAACTATCCTTTTCAATTAATTCAGTAGTCGATAACATCGACCACGAAAAAATTTATGGATTAGATTTAGATAGAACTATTACGTTTGAAGATGATGATTTAAGAGTACTTTCATACAAAGAAACAATCAAGCAGACTGTAAATATTTTAGCAAGTCTCAAGTATGGACAAACGCCAGAATTTCCTTTAGACGGAATACAGATGAATCTGGTTAGTGGAAGCAATAAAGCTTCAATACCATACCCAGTATTGTTTAGACAATTTTATACAACTTTTCAAAAAGACGACACTCTAAAGTCGCTATCAGTTAAAACGATACAGAATATTGACGATAGGTTAGAGATTAATTTTGAAGTTGAAACTAGATTAGGAGAAATAGTTCCTACACAAACAATTTTTTAATATGTTAATTACTAGAATAATATCCATACGAGAACTTAAAAAACTGTTCATAGAAACCTTCTTGAATAGAACGGATAAGGTAACTAAAGTTTCTGATCAAAGTGTGATGAATGGAGTTGCTTATGGAGTAGCGAAGATTGGTCAAAAAACAATGAAAGAGATTTCTTTAATTGAAAGTCACCTATTTCCAGACAACGCATTTAACCAACATCTAGATTTAGTTGCTCAAAGATTAGGTATAAGTCCTCGATTTGCAGCATCTAGCTCTTGTGGATATGTAAGAATAGTAGCAGATCCTGGTACAACATATGAAGAAGGAACAAATATACTGTTTGGACAAGGCCTTAATTTTGAGTTGACGCAAGATATAATTGTTGGATCTATAGGATATGCATACATCAAAGTGCGAAGTGAAAGTACTGGTAGTAAAACGAATGTGCCTGCACTAACTATCACGTCAGTAAATCCTGCTCCTAGTGGACATATAGCAGTGTTGAATGAATACGAATTTACTGGAGGAAGATCGATTGAAAGCGATCAGTCCTTTAGAATTAGAATAAAAAATGGAGCAAATGTTGCATCAAAAGGCACTTTAGAGTACCTAACTCAAATAATGTTAAAGTTCAATTCAGACATTTTAAGAGTATATTCTTTAGGAACCAACAGTCAAAATCAACACGTAATTGCGGTATCTACGCAAAATGGAATATCGTTTACGCAAGATGAGCTTGATCAATTGTTAGAAAACATAACTCCATATCTAAGTATAGGGCTATATAATGCAGTTTCAACTGCTAGCGTAAATGTAGAACTCGTTAATGTAGAGTACTCGTTTTTTGACATTGATTTTAGAGTAGAGTTGATTCAAAATGCAAATATAGACGAAGCGAGAAGAAATGTACAAATAGCACTAACAAAGTATCTTGATCATAGATTCTGGAAGTCAGGTCAACGAGTAGAGTGGGACGATATGTTGCAGATAGTAAAAGACGACTTGCAAATAAAGTATGTTGCAGACTCATTCTTCTTTCCACGAATCGACTTAATTGTAGATCCAGGCAAGTTGCCTAAAGTTAGAGGCTTTATTATGAGAGATTTGAGTGGTCAAATTATACAAGATACTGGAGGAGTGATTAGTCCTATATACTATCCAACAGAGAGTGATGAATAATTTCAGACAACAGTAATTAAGTAATGAGCGTAATCCAAACATCAACAGATATAACTGACGGCTTAGTGCAAGGGCAAAAAAACATTGTGTCTTATTACGGTGAGTCACCGAATACAAGACCTTCAGTAACGCCTATCGAGATTTCGTTCGATTGGAATACGGTGTATCAGTTTACTCAAAACACTATACTTAACAATTATAGTGACGTTGAGAGTGATGGAGCACATACAATCTTAATCAAATCTCTACCAATTAGAGGGAAGTTAACGTTTAATGGATCGTTGACTAGAGAAGGTCAAATAATAAGTGTTACGAATCTAAGTGGACTGAGTTTCATTCCACAAGCAAATCAATATGGCAAAAAGTACGATACTTTCGAGATATTAATTAGAGATGTAGGGATAGCTCCTAACAATTGGAGTGATGCTATTCAAGTAACTTTCACAATAGATAGAACGATACAGCTTCCGACAGCTAGCAATAAAACTGTAACAATTGCCAATTCAGGAGCTTATCGATTTAGAGTTAATGATTTAATTGCTGGATATCAAGGAGGACTAATTCTATACTTTCAATTCACTTCAATACCTCCTCAAGAGGTAGGATTACTCCAATTAGATCAAATTATACTAACCGAAAGCGATCTACCACTAACTCTTACCCCAAAACAGCTTGGGGATAAAGAGCTAATTTTTACAGATAACGGGAAAGTTTTACAGCAAAAAGACGTGCTATTTGACTACACTATACACGACAAGATATAAAATATGAATACATTAACTATAAAAGTTTTAGCAAAGCAACTTAATGCACCTATTGTGAGTGCAGGCAAAGATATTATTCAACAATTACCTGAAAATTCAGTAATTATACAAGGGTCTGCAAACGATCCGGATGGAACAATTCAAAGCACTCAATGGACTCAAATTGCAGGACCTTTAGTGACATTACAAACTCCAAATTCATTAGCATTACAAATACAGAGTTTGCAGGATGGACAATATGAGTTTCAATTATCGGTAACAGATAATGATGGACAGATGTCTAGTGACTCGATGAAATTATCTGTGTTACAAGCAAACAACATTCCTATTGCAGATGCTGGAGTAGATGGCTCTATTGAAGTGAGTCCGGTTGGAGTGAGTAATACAACTACAAGTCAATTGCCTCTAAATGCGTATCAACTGATTGGAAATGGAAGCGATACAGACGGAACAATTGAAGGGTTTGAGTGGGCAATTATAAATCAACCTAATGGAGCTAGTGCATTTTTTCAAAATGACAATAACGCTATTGCAAATCCAGTAGTTGAAGGACTGTCTATTGTAGGAGATTATACTTTACAATTAACTGTTATCGATGACGATGGAGCTTTTGGAATGGATACGATGATGATTACAGTAAACCCACAAGCCAATCAAGCACCAAAGATCAATTCTATAGGACCAATGATAGATGACTCTAACAAGTTTATGGGCAATATGCCTGGTGCAATAAATACGTTTGGTCATTCAGAATTCTGGAAGTTTGACGTATCAGCTACAGATCTTGAAGGAAATGATATTAATGTAGCAGTAACATTGATGGACAGTAATCAGAATCCAGTATTTACAGACAATACTAAGATAATTGTAGGAGGAAATGGAATAGCGACATATACATTACCAACACTCAATGTAGGTAATCAATTAAGTCCACAATCTTATGAGCTGCAAATAATTGTGGACGATGGAAGTGGAAACTCAACAGATCAAACTTTCAAAATTGACCTTTTCAATTCATCCAACAATAACATTGCAAATGGAGGATTATTGCTACAAAAAGGAGTTAGCCCAAAAACTAAAAACGGATGCTTCACAAATTATCAATCAACATTCACAGTACCAAAAGGTCAGACTGGATCGTTAGTTATAAATGAAATTGACGGAACAATCTCCTCTCAGAGTGGAACTCCTTTAAATAACATTGGACCAGGAGTATATACTTGGAGTGTAAGTTTAAATAATAGTGCACAAGTAGGAGTGGAAACTACAGTCGAAGTCGTTTCAAGTTTGAGTGGAGGAGAAAATGGAATTTTAACGCTAAAAAGACAAGCGTCAGATAACGCTAACTACGACGGATCAATCTGTCAACTATCACAAAGCTAATGGAGAATATTGCAACTGGTATAGGACAGAGAATTGTCGTGAGAACATCTATTGCGTCAAGAGTTAATCAAATCAACTCTTTCACTAATGGAATTGTTGGAGAGACAGCTGTGAGATTCTTTGACAAAACTTTTAGATACACACTAGACACCATCAATTGGTATGACGAACAGCCTCTAACAAACACCAATCTTCAATCAATTGATATCAATCAAACTCAAGAGTTTGAAGTTGAGTATATTTTTACTAGACAAGGAACTGATGATACTGGAGACTTGCAACTTGACTGGATCAACCTAAACGTAGATGCTGTAGATATAGATAGTGGAGAGACTTTTCACAATAGCGTGTTTAGCTATTTTTTTGACGAAATAAATACTCAACCTTCAATAGTAAATTGGTGCAGTAACGTTCTGAATAAGCTATATCAGCCAGGAATTGTTTCTAAAACACTCACAAGAGGAGCGAATCAAAATCTATTAGAGGAGGATAGAGATTACATTGATTTATGGAGAACAGTTTCGTGTTTTTTCTCAGTACAAGTGCAATACGCTAAACAATTTGAACTGTTTGATAGTGATAGAAGATTACTTGCTAGATACCTAACAACCAAAAGTCTCTTTATTCAAAAAGATCAGTCAATTGATAGTATGATTGTATTGATGCATAACTTTTACAATCAGATGGCTAAAAGAGGTACTATGGAGATAGTTGATGTAAAAAATACTCCAAATAGTGAACTGTTGAGAATCATTAATTATAATGGGAAGTGCGAAGAGATGCTATTTGCTCCAAACAATCCTAGAACAGTAGGGTGGGTAGTTAATACCAACTCTCCATTAAACAAATATATTCACGATAATCCTTTTTTAATTAAGTTGTATACTGAAGAGCAATATGTGAATTTACCTTTAATAGGTCAACAATATGTTGGAATTGAAGGAACTCAATTAAAGATTTTTGACGTTCCTAACGATGAAGTTGCAGGAATAACGTTAGAGCAATTTAATGATCAATTCACCACTGTAATAGATCCAACTATAACGTATGAAATGAATTTTTGGGTTAAAGGAGATGGAAATTTAACAGCAACAGTGTTAGGTTTTGACGATGAAAATCAACCTTTAAATCCCATAACGCTAGGATCTGTATCAACTCAAAGCAACACAGCAATTGTTAGAAAGAAAATGATAAATAATCAAAATTGGTTTTTTGTCAGAATTATAGTATTTCCACATACATATTCTGCAGTTGTCGGATCTGTAGTAGAAAAAACTAATATAGGTGTTGGATTTAATATGAAGTGGAAAAAAGATACATGTAGAGCTGGTGTGCAAATACTACTAGACAATTCTCAAAATGAAAACGAAAACCCTACAGCAACAAACACATTTACTACCATTAATCACGACGCAGTATTAACAATATCTCTACAGCATTTAATTAACAATTATAGTGACATTGAAGGAGACACTTTCTCATCAATCACAGTAACTGGATTAGTTGGAGGAGGAACTTTAATATTAGACGGTAACATACCAAACTTACCGTTCAATGTAACTAGACAGCAGATTGATGATGGATTGTTGCAATACGACGATGACGAAAGTGTTGTTGAAGGCAAGCAGGTTAAGATACAATATGACATCAATGATGAAAGTATGACAGGAGATGTTGGAGATATTTTGTATATTCGCGATATAAAATTTAAACCACTTAAAACTACTTATGGAAAGGGTATAGTAGGCTCTCCATTATTAGTAGAAAGTTGGTTAAATAACAAAGGAGAAAGGTCGAATTCACAAGTTGACGAGATTGTTAGAAGATATCTCATTCCACACAACGTTGCATTTATCAACAATTTTATTAAGCAACCAAACAGTGCAATAGAGCCAATCGCCGTCAACAAAGGATTGTATGAAGATAAATATGAAACTAGATATCAATAATGGATAATTTAACCGAACTATCAGTAAACATTGACCAAGCAGTAGATCCAAACGCACTTCCAGGAGGAATATTGGCAGTTGAGCATAACGCTGTTATGAAAGCCATAGTCAATTCTTTAGGGAAGTATGTAGGATTTCCTTTCTTAGCAAAGAGAGAAGGTCAAGTCCTTGAAGGGTGTCTAATTTGGAACGGAAATAACTTCAACACTCAAACGATATTCTTGTTGACAGTAAATCGACTCACTCAAGACGGGAATGATTTTGGCAAAATACTACAGTCAATGTCTAACGGCGATTTATTTCACATAAAAGATTTCCAAGGGAGAAGTTCTCTACTTCAATTCATTGAATTTCAACCATCAGTAGATGCATTTAGTAACGAAGTTTATAACATAAACGTTCAAGGATTTGCAGACAATCCAGACTATATTTATACTGAAGTAGAAGAGAGTCAATGTTTAATTGAGATAATTAAGCAACCAAGTTTGTTAACGATTTTTACTATAAACAAGCCTCTAGTAATTAAAAGTCCATTAAATAATAACGCTGACGTCATAGAGATTGGAGATATTGTTCAAACATATATAGGTGATAAGCTGATCAAAGGAGTGTATAATGGAGGTTCTTTAGGAGATATTAATAATTACAGGATTTTAGATACAACAACAATAAATTAATGGACTTAAAACTAAGCAACGATCTATTTTTAGGATTAGCTGAATTGAAACATCTTAAACTTTCTCTAAAAGAAGAGGGGTACGAGAAAATCATTCAACAAATGGTAACTTCATATGGTGTAGTTCGATCATCGTCAATCACCAATATAGTTACTGTACAATTGCAGACAAGCAATCGATTCACAGCATTACAGCCAGTCGCTTCTGGATTAGGAAAGATCACAGTCAAAGCAGGTAAAGCTGTCGATAAAAATCTAGACGTTATTGACGTTAAAGAGGATCAAGATCAAATTTTAAACATTGCAGCAGATGGAGTGAAGAGATATGTGACAGTTGCTTACAGAAAGACGGTAAATGAGCAAGGAACAATCGACGTTCAAGCAGACGGAACGATTGTAGGGACTGGAACAAACTTCACAGAAAGATTGAGAGGACAATCAAACTTCCCTAGTAAAATTAGAATAATACAGCCAACATTTGCTGAAAGTATCAATACAGCATTGGAAGTGATAGAGTATGAAATTCAATCAGTGCAAAGTGATACATTAGCAACATTAAATGTTGCTCAAGGAACTATTGCACCATCAACAGATAAAAAGTTTCAAATAGTAGGAAGTTTTACTCCAGCAACGATAGTGCCATCTCAAAATAAGTATCCGCTAGAATCTGATGGATATATTATTCGTTTAAGGTTAAGTGATGACGTTGAAGAAGGAATTGAATTTGTGTTAGGAGAGGTTGTGTATGATGGGATAGCAATGACTATCACTGATCGTAGATTAGATAACCTATTTAGTGTATGGGATCCTAAATTATTAGAGATAACAGATTTCAATCCAGTCATAGGAGTTGAGAATATCAAATATGACAATCTAAATAGTGACGGATCGAAAAATTTAGTTCGATTAGGTTGGGGAATAAAAAGTATTAACGGAAACTGGTCAATTAATCCTTCACAGCAAAACGTGGTAATTCAGCAAGGCTCAGGAGGAGCTTGGGACTCAATCAATCCTTCAATTACTGGATTTGCAGCAGTTGATACATCCCCAAATATAGATAGATTTAAAGGATGGAGACTGCTGTTTGAGCAAACAGGACAGATAGTAGAAATTCAATCATCAAACAATACGTCAGCTGGATTAGTGTTAGGTATTGATTTTGAACCAACATATCCTACACAAGGTAGCGTATATATCATTCCAGATTGTGATATGGTTGAGTTGAGAATAACTAACATCACTAATCCTACTGCAGATAGAGAGATCAGTTTTTCAACAAAGCAAGCATTTGCTATTGTGCCAGTAGAAGCTGGGAGTGAAAGTAACATTCAATACAGACATATCAAAGGAGATTTAATTACTCCATTTCGCAATATAAATAATGGAGATTATATTAATGAAGAAGCGCAACTTTCTAGTGCTGGAATCTCGATTACAGCATCACTGACAACTTCATACACTCAAGGAAACGTAACACCTACAGTTAATGCAAACCAAAACACAGCACTACTTGATAGGATAATTAATCCAGGATTTATTATAGATTTCTTTGGAAGTGAAGAGCAAGCAGAACAGCAAGAAGGTTTTGTGATATGTGATGGAAGAACAATTACTAAACCAGGATCACCTTTCGATGGTCAATTAGCTCCAGATTTAAGTGGTAGAGTTACACTAATGTTTGATGATGGTGAGACAGATTACGAGCAAGTAGGAAATATAGGAGGTTCTGCCAGTATTAACTTAACTGTAGGGCAGTTACCTACTCACTCACATAGTGGATCGACAGCAGGGAGTGATGGAGCACACACACACACACTCGCTCAACAAGTTGTTGTTGAAGGAGCTGGAGACAATGCTCTCACAAACTTAGATAACATTCCAGGTGGTGGAGCAAACGTTTCTACAAACAATGATGGAGCACACACACACAACTTCACTACACAAGAAGTAGGCGACAATCAAGATATTGATGTAAGACAGCCATTCTTTGTATTGTTTAAATTAATGAAAATTTAACTAAAATGAAATTGTACTATACAGGAGCAGTGACGTACGAAGGGTCTCAATTAAATCCCAACAAATCGTTGGGAGGATATCCTTCATCCTCACAAGTACCTTTAGAGGGGCTTGATCAGCTATTTGGAGCAATATCTCAACAAGACATGCGAGATGGCAATAGCCTTACCAAAGCAGTTGTGTTAAAAAATGAAACAAGTGAAGTTGTTGAAGGAGCTTCTATATACTATAAAAACAACTCTCAGTATCCAATATCGAATTATAGAGTAGCACTTTCAGTGTTGAGTGTAGATGATTGCGATAAGCTGTCGATGAGTTCGATAAATACTCCATATGATAAACCACTTAACGCAATATTCATCGATTGCAGAAATGAGGATGGATCTTTAACATTTCCGACCATTCAGTTGAATCAGTATATTGGTATATGGATTGAAAGAAACGTTAACATTGCTAAAGGAAATGAGCAATTATCGTGCGATTTCCTATTAGAGGCACACGACGGAGAGAAGATTAGTCAAGTTAGTCAATATACATTCAACGATACAGCGGTTGTAGGAAAACACTTTACGTTAGACACCATCACAAATAAATATGTAATATGGTTTGATGACGGTACTGGACAAATACCGCAAATTGCTGGATCTTATGAATTATTAATAATAAGACTCGATCAAGAAACTACACAAAGTATAGCTGAAAAGGTTAGTAGCAAGATTAATAACATCGTCGGTGAAAAAGGAGAAGTTTCTGTTACTAGTCAACAGAATAAAGTAATTGTAACAAATCAACAACAAGGGCAATCGAGTGATGTAATCACAGATTCGTTAACAATTGATTATCAGATCATTACGCAAGGACAAGATTCAACAGTTGAAAAAATAGAGAGCGTTGAGCTAGTTATTGAGTATTAAAATTTGCAATTAAAGATATTGATTGTATATTTACTGAATGAAGTTGAGATTTATCGTGCACGAACTATATTGTCATTTCGACAGTAAATTTCACAACACAGATCCTAGATTAAGTAAGCCTATCGATAATCAATCGATCACTAACTTTTTAATTGAAGTTCATAAAGATTATAATTTGAATTCAATTAACAATGATTTTCTATTCAAATATTTCATATATCAATACGATTATTGGAAGAGTAAAGAGATTAGAGCATTTGGAAATCATACAAGATTGATCAATATTATAGGACCGAAAGCGTATAGTAGGTTCAAACAAATTCAAACAAATTCAACCTATAATTGGTACAATGCTGAAAAATCATTAGTTGAATATGGTATAGACAGATCTATTCTTTCAAGATATAATCACAACAAATCGTCAGATCCATCGAAACTTCATATAGACGAGGAAAAAGAAAAGATCGTTTTCAAAAGCAATCATCATTTGCAGTTAGCGCACTGCATAGATAACACAACACTATACAATCATAACAGCAATCACTGTCAAGTTTGTACGATGCAAAATGTATGTAAGAGAATGTTGAAAGATAATTTACCACAATTATATGTAAATAGAGGTTATGAATTATAAGTATGGAAAATGTGACGATTGCGATTGTGGGCAGGAGCAGTTGATTGTCAACAAGACACACAATTTGTGTAATGAGAAGAATCAGCAAAGATTAAGCAAGCAGAGAGGTGGTGTAAAGAAGAAGTCTGTATCTCGCATAAAAGGAGTGTCTCAAAAGAAAAGAAGTGAAGGTCAGCTGTATAAGCAAGCGTGTGAAGAAATTAAGCAAGAGAGAGAGTTACTTTGTCAAGGTTGTGGTACAAGTGAGCGATTAAGTTTTAGTCATTTAGAGCCTCGATCTTATAGTAAGAGAAACGTTGCTAACAAGCAAATGATACAAATCCACTGTATGACGTTTGGAGAGGTTGAGGGTTGTCACAATAAATATGAAGATCATAACCTTAGCGAACTCAATGATAAAGATCAGATTATAGAGAAGTTGAAGAAATTTGCGCCAGACTATTTTAACTTAATTGAAGACAAAATTAAATGAAAAGACATTTACAGTACACATCAGAAGATTATATTCAAGAAGCAGATGGAAGAGGTGTGCGTCCTATTAGCAATATTGACTGTCAAATAATAACGAAGATTATACAAGTCGTTAAGCAGCACGATTCTCAATTTGCAGATGTTTTAGATCAATGGAAACATAGACCAGATGAGGATGTTTTAGAGCTGATTGATAGTGTGATTGCTGGAAACTTAGATCCTGAGCAAGTACAGGGAGAGGATCAAGATTTTGACGAATGGATCTCAAACATCTTTATCAAAATTAAAAATCACACATTCAAGTTGATGCATATATACAGCATATCAACTCAAGACACTTATGCTGATGGACGTCCTTTATATAATTTAATCATAAATAAAGGACCTTTGCCAGCCAAAAACGCTTGGTATGAGAATACAGTAGTTAAGTGCTATACAAAAGAGGATAGAGATAAAACTATAAAAGAGTTAGAAGACAAATTAAAAAACTACAATTGTAAATTTATATAATATGGAAGAGAGCAAAAAAGAAGAGTGTTCGTCACTAAAACTGTATGAAGGGAAAGACTTCACTACATCAAAATTGGTAGATTATCTTAACGATAAATTTGGATCAAAAAAAACAGGAAAGGCCTTTAAAATAGGAGATATTCAACAGTATCTTCGACGAGGATTCTTACCAAAGTCTTATGGACATCACCCTATCTGTTTGATAGAGAGTGAAGAAATAGGAGTGAAAGTAGTTCGTGTAGATTTCACAAAAACCGTAAAATAATATGAAAGTAGCAGATATAGTAATATGGGATATTGAAACTGGAGGTTTCAAAAAAGAAGATAATGGATTAGCAGAGATTGCGATGATAGTAATTGATAGTGAAACCTTATTAGAAAAAGATCGTTATGAATGTGTTATAGCACCATACGAGCAACCTTCTGGAGAAATGAGTACATATAATCCAAAAGCGCTTGAAGTGAATGGATTGACGATGAAACAGATAAATAACGGAATCCCTGCAAAACAAGCAGTAAAAGAAATTAAAGAATTCTGCGCTAAGTATAAGAAAACTATGAAAGGTGGACAAGGGAAACTTATTCCAGCTGGTCATAACTTAGTTGGATTTGACATACCTTACTTAACCTTCTTCTTAGAAATATTCAAAGTAAAATACTCAGACCTATTTCATCCGTTAGCAATTGACACAATGTTGTGGACTAGACTAAAATGGACTAGAGATGGATCAATAGCTAATCATAAGTTAGGAACAGCTTGCGATATGGCTGGTGTGGCGTTAGTTGACGCTCACCGTGCAATGAATGATGTTGAAGGAAACGCTGAACTAGTGAGACACTTCATTAGAAGTATGAGACAGCAAGGTCAAGTAACACAAGCAAAAAAGAAAAGGTTCAGAGAGAAATTCAGATTCTAAATGCCAAATCAGAACAAAACTCATTTTCCAGTAAGTCCGTTAAGTAATAGTCAAAGCAATCTTTCAATTCAACAATTGAGAGACACTTATGATATTGTAAACGACATTGTTGACAATCTTGATCCTCAAGCGATATTAGAATTATCGTCTGGAAATCAAAGAGACGTTGATCATATCTTAGATGTATTAGTCGACGAGACAGCAGCAGTCATTTCGTCAAGCAATAGATCAATAGATACAGCAAAGTTTGGGTATTTAGATAAATTTACAAATTCAGTAGAAGAGACTCTCAGATGTAAGAGTCTCAATTATTTTATACTGACGTGCTTACCAAACTTCATTTTGGGGTGGCACAATATTGAATGGGGAAATCTCATTCAAATGTATAGATTGTTAGGAGTACTTGCAGCTCGTGATCACGGGAAAAGTTATCAGTTTAGTTTTGCATATCCTTTATGGCAAATGTATCGATATAGAGCAAAAGGAACAATTCTTAACCCAGTCGCAAAAGAACTTCAAATGGCTCGTGAAGGATTGTTGGTTACCAACGAATTTGGATTAGCTCGTCACCTATTAAATATCCTTAAAGAAGAGGTTCAGAATAACGATATCTTAGGAGAACGTTTGATGCCTGACAATAAGAGAGATGGTTGGGGTAATGAAAAAATTATAGCAAAGAATGGTTCGTCGTTAGCAGTGAAATCTGCAATGTCTAAAATTCGTGGATATCACCCTACATATATGATTTTAGATGATTTCTTAAATGAATCATCTTTATATAGTCAAGATCAGCGTGACAAATATCTTAACGTATTCTTAGCAGTTATTATGCCTGCACTTTCACCAGGAGGACAGTTAGCTATTGTAGGAACGCCATTCTTCGAGAAGGATCTATATGCATATTTAAAAACAACTGGCATATTCAAAATTTTCGAATACCCTGCAATATTCCCAGACGGAAGGTTATTATTTCCACAACGACACACTTTTGATTCATTAATGGAAAAAAAGAAGTTGTTAGGTTCATTAGTATTCTCACGAGAAATATTAGTTAAACCAATTTCAGATGCAGCAGCAATCTTTCCATACGAAACTTTAAGGAACTCAATTAAAGGACAAGATGAAGTTGATTTGACGATGAATATCGATAGCAGTCCTCGTAAATATGTCAAAATTGTTGTTGGATGTGATTTTGCAGTATCATCAAGTGTAGGTGCCGATTACAGTGTATTTACAATTATAGGTGTAGATGAATTAGGAATATTTCACGTATTGAATTGCTGGAGAAAATCAGGAGCAAATTACGCTCAACAGATAGGAGTGTTGAAGAAAATCAACAAAGACTTTAGACCTGACGTGATGTATGCAGAGGATAATGGAATGCAACAAATTTTCATTCAAATGATGGAAGATGCAAACCTTCCAGTAATAGGAAAGACAACTAATGCAGTAAATAAGAAATCTTTATACGAGGGAGTCCCATCGTTAGCAGTATTATTTGAAACCCGAAGAATTAAATTTCCGTACGGAACTCAAAGAGCTAAAGATATGACAGATTTGTATTTTACAGAACTAAATAGTATCACATATATTCAAGATACTGGTAAACTAGAGTCAGTTAGTCAACACGACGATACATCAATGTCTCTGTGGTGTGGTATTAGAGGAGCGAAAAATAATATTGAGGATTTTGATTTCTCATTTGTAGGATAAAATATGGCAAAAACATTAACTGGAAATTTTCTTAATGAATTATATAAGTGTTGCACACGAAAAACTGATGTGTTATCTCTTGCAAAAATTCATCTAAAGTATAATTTTCTACCATCGGAAGAGTATAAAGAGATCTGGCAGTCAATGTGTGAACATTATGATTTGACTGGTAGATTATTGACAATTGGTATGATGACAGAAGAGTTTGTGTCGAATCGCAAAATCTTAAAAGTAATCTCATCAATCAAGTCAGCAGATGAAATTGGAGATCAAGATGCAATTAATCAACTTGAAACATTTATTAAGAACAAAATGTTCATAGAAGTCTATGATAAACTAGGCGATCTATTTAACAAAGGTGATAAGCAAGCAACGTTTGAGTTGATAAATGAAGCTGGTGTAATGCTCTCATCTTTTACATTGAAGAAAGACGAATACTTCACAAAAATATATGCAGACTTCTTACAAAGACACGATGAAAGGATAAAGGAGCAGCAGCGAATAGAATTAGAAGGACGCAGTAGTAATATAGTTCCGACAGGGATTAAACCTTTAGATCAAGCTCTTCAAGGAGGGGTTGCTAGAGGAAATACTTTACTATTAATGGCTCAGTCTGGTGTAGGAAAGAGTAAAATGGCTAAATGGTGCGGATTGAGTGCATCAAGAAGAGGTTTTAGAGTACTTCATATTCAAGGTGAAGGTAGTGCAAAAGAAGTAGAAGATGCTTATGATGCAGGATTTGTAGGATTAAACACTCACAAACTCAAATATAATTCATTATCAGGTTTAGAAAGAAATAAGATTGATAAATCCATTAAGCAGCTACAACATTTTGGTGGAGAGATTTATCTCAAAGCATATGAACAATTTGATACCGCTTCTTATAGAGATATAAGAGAATACGTTCAAGAAATTACTGATAAAGATGGACCACTAGATATGATTATTGTTGATTATCTTGAATTATTCAATCCAGGTAATGGTAAAAAGTATTCAACTAACAATGAAGGAGAGCGAGCGAGAAGAATAGCATGTGCAGAATCCTTTAAAAATATTTGCGTAGAATTTGATATTGCTGGAATTATACCTACTCAATCAAACGATATATCTCCTACATTCTTAAATGATCCTACATTCATTCTTACAAGACATAACATCTCAGAAGCAAAAGGTGTAGTAAAACCATTCACATACTTCATAACTCTAAATCAGACTTTCGATGAAAAGAAAGAGAAGATTTTAAGGCTATATATTGATAAAGCAAGATTTATAGATCAAAGTATGCAGCCTATCATACACATCTGCACTAAATTTGAAGTTGATAGATTTTATGATCATATGAGATCAGTCGAAAAGTTTGGTTATGAACAATAATCATACATATATACAAAATGAAGTAATCAAAGCGTTCAAGCTGGACGTTCGCAATAAATCTCCAAAAGGATGGATTCAAGGAGCAATTTGTCCATTCTGTAATCAGAATGATAAGTTTGGAATAAAGTTAAATAAAGTTAAAGGAGGACAATATCGCAATCACATCTCTTTTAACTGCTACAGAGGTAGCTGTCAAGAGAAAGGTAGTGAGTATAAGTTATTGACGGTTATTGGTAAAGGACATTTACTTAAACACGGAGAATTTATAGGTGATACTGAAAAAGTAACCAATACAATTATTGCAGTAGAAGAAATAATGCCTAAATTAGAGGTTCCTACTGTCACTTTGCCATTTGGATTTAGAAGATGTAGTACACATCCATATTTAGTTGGAAGAGGATTTCAACCTTGGCAATTTGAGACGTATGTGATAGGTACAACTAAACTAGATACTGGATTGAAAAATTATATAATTTTTTCAGTAACAGAAGAAGGAGAGCATAAAGGATATGTTTCAAGAATTGTGTGGGATGGAGCAACTATTGATCAGTATGAAAGAAGCACTGGAAGACGAGTTGCAAAATATAAAAATGAAGGAGGAGTTGATTTCGGTAAGCTACTTTTTGGAATTGATGAGATAACTGAAAATACTGAACAAGTAATTCTAGTTGAAGGAGTAACCGACAAAACTAACGTTGATGTTGAGTTAGAACTATATTCATCTGAAGAAGTTAAGTGTTGTGCTACGTTTGGCAAGAAAATCAGTGAGGAACAGATAGTTAAGTTATGGTTGAAGGGAGTGAGAAAAGTAACTTTGATGTACGATCCAGATGCAATTGAAGAGTCAAAACGATATGGTCACGTACTAGAGCTTTGGCAAATGGATGTAAAAGTAGGATATTTGTCTGACAAAGATCCAGGTGAATTAAATCGTGAACAAATACATCAGGTTTTATTAGATAGTAAAACACCAAATCAATTCTCAATTGATAAGGTACAAAAACGAAAATTACAATAATGACACACAAATCAAGAAACTTGCCTCTTTACGATTTCTTAGAATGCTTGCAACAAGAATATGTTGCAGCAGAAGTGAGGAGTAAAACATATCCATCAAACAACGATAAGAGGTATCATCGTAAAGTGATGGGATATAAGAGAGAAAAAATCGAAGATATTGCTCAACGCAATCAACTTTCAACGATATTTAATGATCAGACGAAAATGAAAAATATGTACAATTCAATGTACACTCATTTTGGATTACCTGAATTTTGCTATAAAGATGACAGCGATAGATCTAAGTTTGAACAAAACGATATTCTCAACTACTTTGCTGTAGGAGGAGAAGTAAAGATTCAAGAGGAAAGTGGAATAAGTATAGGGATTATTAGTGATAATGAGCAGCTTGAAGTTAAGTGGCAAAATAACGAAGATGACTTACAAAATACTCCAATTGCAGTTAAAAAGAGAAATGAGAGCGGAGACGTCGTAGTACTAATCTCTCAATTATCTAGAATTTTATAAAAAATCGTAACTATGTTTCAATCAACAAAATTAGAAGATGGGTTTAGCGCTTGTTTTCGTCAATGGAAAGCAACAACAACGCACTGTAAACATCTTCACGGATATGCACTTTCATTTAAGATAGTGTTTGAAGGAGAGTTAGATTACAGAAATTGGATAGTAGATTTCGGAGGATTTAAACGAAGCAAAGTGTCCATTGATGGATTTTCTCCTAAAGAGTGGTTCAAGTATATGTTCGACCACACTACCGTTATATCAAATGATGATCCTGATCTAGAGACATTCAGAATGTTAGAGTCAACTGGAGCCATTCAATTGAGATTAGTTGATGCTGTAGGCTGTGAAATGTTTGCAAAACTAGTGTATGACAAATTGCAAGACTGGGTTGAGTTAGAGACTAAAGGAAGATGCAGAGTCGTAAGTGTAGAGTGTAAAGAGCACGAAAAAAATTCTGCGATTTATGTTGGATAATAGATATAAAGGTAGTATCTTTATGTAAAGGAAATGACAATCATATTATGGAAGAGATTCAAAAAGGAAATAGAGCAAGATTTGATCAGATCAAGAATCAAGTTGAAGATAGTTTTGAGAAAGGCAAAGAAATGCCAATCGGCACTATTTCAAACGGACGCAAGAAAATCGCTAAGGTAAATGGGTGCCAGTTACGAAAGAGAAGGAGTCTATTAAAATAGACACTAACAGATTCTTTGATCAAGTGTTTAGTGGAGAAACTATTAGATCTAAAAAAGACTACGAATCGACATTTAAGTCATCGATTGGATTAGATGACGCTGATTTAGAAATGCAACTTCGATTAGGTTTTGAGAAATATAAAAAAAGTAAATCGCACGACTATCACAGACTTCAATCTAAACCTTTTAGTAATCATAGAGATGCACTGATAAAATTCTTTAAGCACGGAAGAGACAAATTTATTAACAAGCAGGGAAAGAAACTTTGACATAAAGGATCAAATCAAAAAATAATCGTAAATTTAAAATCGGAACAAATGAATATTTTAGAATCGCAATTAAGTAAAAACGGATTTATCTACAATTTAATACAAAGAGAAACTTTACAGGACAATAAGTCTGTCGCTATATACTCTCAACACACTAAAGATCAACCTACTACAGAAGTGATAGCTTATGAAGTATTTATCATACCTCTTCGCAAAAAAGATGTGATGACTCCAACAAAAATACTACTTCCAGCTGGAGAAGTTTATCCAGGAAATGAATACTTTGGATCATTTGCTAAATCAATTTATGCAAGCAATGATCCCCAACAAGCTCTTAATAGAGCACAACAATATTTTGAACAATTTAAAACTCATATAGTAAATGGATCATAACAAGAAACAGCCAATAGTAGAAGCGTATCCTTGTCTACAAAGTGAGGGCTCCCTAACAGGAGTTCCTCATTTTCTTATACGCACAACTGGATGCACATTAAGGTGTCAATTTAGCGAAACAGATTTCTGTGATAGTTGGTACACAAGTTGGCATCCTGAAAAAGGAGAATTTACATTGCAAACAATATGGGATATGTATGAAAAATATCCTCATATCAAACACGTAATGATTTCTGGAGGATCTCCTACAATGCACGCAGAACTGCTTAGAGAACTTACAATCGTTAGTAGTAGAGACTACAATATGCATATCACATTAGAAACAGAAGGAAGTTTATTTGTAGAAGGTTGTGTAATTGACCTATTATCGCTTAGCCCTAAATTTAGTAATTCATTACCTAGAATAGGAACAAAGACTCCTAATGGTAAAGATGTGACTGCAAAACACTACGCTCGTCACGAAAAACATCGCAAAAATTACGATGCAATGAAAAAATGGATTAGTTCTGCAGCAGACTATCAACTCAAACCAGTATTCTCATCAATAGAGGATATGGATGAGATAGAGCAAGTAATGAATGAATTAAATGTTCCTAAAACTAAAACTTGGTTGATGCCTGCAGGATCTATACCATCAGAATTAGCTAAGAAGAGAGTTGCTCTAATGGAATTTTTTGGAAGAACGGCTTCAACTACACCGATCGCATACATATAGTAGCTTATGGAGATCAAAGAGGAGTTTAATGTCTCGTCAGGCATATATGCGATAATCAATCCTAAAGGTAAGATTTATATAGGCGAATCTGTTAATATACAGAAAAGACTATCTCAATATGCGAATGGTCATTATAAGAAGCAATGGAAGTTAGCCAATTCCATCAATAAGTATGGGTGGGAATCTCACATAACAATTGTATTACAGTATTGCAATGTATCTCTACTAAAACAAAAAGAGAGATATTTTGAATTGAAATATAAATCTTTAAGTGCCTTAGGTCTAAATCTAAAGCTAACTGGAATAGGAGAGATTAAAACACTAGATTCAAGTGCAGTTAGAAATAATAAATCTAAAGGACAGTTAGGAAGAACCCAATCTCTGTTTACAAAAAACAAACTTTCAAAGCAGAGATTAGGTGTTAAAAAATCTAAACAGACGAGGATTAATATGAGTAAAGCTAAACTAGGAGTGTCTCAATCAAAAACTCATATTGAGAAAATAGCTGCAGCTAAGCATAAAAAGTGTAAAATTAATGGAGTTTTGTATTCTAGTTTAAAGCAAGCATACACTCAACTTGAAATACCTAAAGGCACTCTTATTCACAGAGTTCATAGTAAAAATAAAAAATTTGTAAATTATAAACTTATATGAAGAATATACAATTATTGAAACGTGCTAATGGAAATCTTGTTCGCACAAAAGAGCAAAAAGAGCAGATGATCGAAGAGATGACTGTTCATTATGGTAATTTTTTAACTGCAGCAGGTTATGATTACAAAGCAGATCCTAATACAGAAAACACTCCACGTAGATATGCAAAATCATTTGTTAACGACTTGATTGCTGGATGTTTAGAGCAGCCTCCAGAAATTACAGCATTTCCTAGTGAAGGCTATACTGGAATAGTGTTAGAGAAAAACATCCCCTTTGCATCAATGTGCTCACATCATAATCGTGAAATTGTAGGTAAAGTGCATATTGCATATATTCCAGGCAAAACTGATGGTACTGTAATAGGATTATCTAAGATGAACCGATTAGTTGAACATTACTCAAGAAGACCTCAGATTCAAGAAGGTTTGACTGTTCAAATACATTCACATCTCGATAAAGTGTTGAAGAATAATAGAGGAGTTGCTGTTATCATAGAAGCTGCTCACGGATGCGTTTCTTGTCGTGGTGTTAAGCATAAAGGGGCGTCAATGTCAACATCTCAACTTTCTGGATATTTCTGGACTAATGAGATAGGAACTAGAGCTGAACTATTCAACTTAATAGGTAAGTAATGAAACTATTAATCAGTGAACATAAGATTAAAGGCTGTTGTAAGAGAATTGCGAGAGAAATCTCGCAAACTTACAGAACATCAAAAAATGAGATCAATGGTGTGGTACTAATTGGTATTGCAAATGGTGTACTGCCTTTTCTGGTAGATATGAGTAGAGAAATTGCAGCAGACGTACCAGTAGAAATTGATTTGGTTCATTGTAGCTCTTATACTGGAATGTTTAAGAAAGGTAAAGTTAAATTTTCTAAACTTCCATCAACAGATTTGACCAACAAATTAGTGATTATCGTTGATGATATAGTAGATAGTGGAGACACTATGACTGCAGTTAGTCATAAATTATTGAAATTTAAGCCTAAAGCAATTCAAACGTGCTGCTTACTTAAACGTAAGAGTTGTAAATCGTATCTACATTATTTAGGTAGAGTGGTTGATGACGGATTATGGGTTATAGGGTATGGACTAGACGATGACGGATTAAAGCGTAATATGAAACAAATTTATATAAAACAGTAAAATATGTTAAACGGAAAACGGTTAGTTGAGAGAGAAATTATCTCTGGTAAAATCGAACAAGAAAATGTTAGTCAACATGGAATTGATCTTAATGTCATTGAAATCCAACAAATTTTTGGAGGAGGTGTTATTCCTCAAAAAGGTAAAACGACTTTAGGCAAGTGTGAGAAGGTTGAGTTAACTTTTGATAAAGAAAACGGAACTAATTTTTGGCTACTTCGTCCTGGAGTTTATGACGTCAAATTTAAGCAAGGATGTAGCATTCCTGACGATATGATGATGTTGATTAGACAGAGAAGTAGTCTGTTAAGAAACGGAACAATTCTTCATAGTAGCGTATTTGATGCAGGATTCAAGACAAAAAATATTGGAACTGTAATGGTAGTTAACTGCCCAATTATGATTGAGTATGGAGCTCGAATTGCTCAAATATATGGACACGCTTGCGATAAAGTTGAAAATCTTTACGATGGACAATGGCAAGGAGATTCTCAAAGAACAATTCCTCAAGTAACCGAAGACGAAACTCAAAAAACATCATAATGAAAACAAACATCGTAATTAAATTTGCAGTAGAAGGCATTCACGCTTGGCCAGGAATTGTCGAAAATCTTCAATTAGTAGAAAGAGTAGGATTCTTACAATTCCCTCACAGACACACCTTTACATTTAAAGCAATTAAGTCTGTGTCACACGACGATCGTGATATTGAAATCATTGACTTGAAAAGAGGAATGATTCACTTTCTTCATAATCAATATGGTAAGGCACCTAGTGAAAAGATTGAAGGATATACAAGTCATTGTGATTTCGGATCAATGTCTTGTGAAATGATTGCAAAACAAATGGTTAAAATGTTTGATTTGCAGAGTTGTGAGGTGTTAGAGGATAATGAGAATGGTGCAGTCGTAGAAAATCTAAAACCTGCAGGACTGAAAACTCTACAAGAGTATTTAGTAGATCCTACACGAAAAGGTAAGGGAAGTAATATAGTGTTCATTTGCGGTCCTTTATGTAGTGGAAAATCATTTACTGCAAAAGCTATGTCTAATCATATTCGATCTGAAAAAGACAATGTACCAGTAATTGAAGTTGAGATTTCAGATATTGTTAAATCGATTAAGAAAGCGACTGAAAGAAAAGATCTTCAAGGATTTCCTGAATTAGATGAGCAAATTGTCAAAGAAATCGATCGAGTAGCAGATGTTAATATAACTAGTGCAATTGTTGTATCAGGAGCTCGTCAAACGTCAATACTTCAAGCATTTCCACTAGCAAGTGCAATTTGGATTGAAGTGCCAGATATAATTAGAAAATCACGATATGGAGATAGCGACAAAGATCAAAGACAAGACTTTGAAACTGCAAATCGCAGAGATGAAGAGTTAGGTTTAACTGAATTAAAACAATACATATTTACAAAAATCTAACATAAAACAAATTATATATGGACTTTTACGTAATTCCTCCAGTTAAAAATTTAGACCTAATGCATAAAGGAGATCGGTACTTTTGCTTAGCTCAATTGTATAAAAAACATAAATCTTATAGAGATTTTTTTAAAAATTTATCTAAAGATTGTTGGATAACTCTAGATTGTGGAGTAGGAGATCACGAACCGGTAACAGAAGATGCTCTATTCGAGGTAATGCAAGATTTGATGCCAAATGAAGTCATTCCATTAGATGTGTTATTTGAAGCAAATACTACTGTTCAAAATGCAACCAGATTTTATCAAAAAATGGTAAGTCACAACTTAGATGATAAAATAGAAATACTTTTCTGTCCACAAGGCGACACTCAAGATCATTGGCTACAAGCATATGTTTGGGCACTAGAACAAGATTGGATCGCAACAATAGGTTTAAGTAAAATTGCAATTCCAAATGCGTTTCTAAGAGTAACTAATGACGTAGGAATAATGGAAGGTCGACACAACTGCTTTAATTATTTAAAGGTTAATGATTTACTACATAAACCATTACACCTTTTAGGGATGGGGAACCCTACAGAATTCGCATATTACAAACAATTTGAAGAAGGACGATTTATTCGTAGTAGTGATAGCTGTAATAGTGTCTGGAGTGCAATGAATGCTCTAGATTGGAAGAGAGGTCATTACGACAGAGTCCCTACACCAAAAGATTACTTTGATCGAAATGCATTAACAGACAACGATCAAAGAAGATTTTTGATTGATGAAAATATCGATTTTTTAATAGGTTCAGTACGTTAATATATACATAGTGATGTAGTATCTTTCTGAAAAGTAAAAATCGGTATGGAAATATTAGAATTTATTCAACAAGACAAATACTTCATTGCAGATGACAACTCTGTAATATGCACCAACAATCAAATGAGTATCACAATTGATGTTGGTGGATATTATCCAGAAATAGTTCAGAGCTTAGATGTAACTAAAGAGATGATTAATGATGCGTGCTTTATGAGTGTGAGTCAGTTTACTAAAAAGTATTCAGACAAAGTAAAGCCGAACAATCCACTATCATCTAAAATGGTATTTCACTCTCTAAGAGATTTAATCGTTGATGAGAAGATGCCAGTATATAAGCGCAAAAAGAAGAGTAAAAAAACAAAAAGTATTAGAGAGAAAAAACCAACTTACGTTGTAGTTGACGATCCTAGTGGACAGAAACCGATGACTAGGAAGGAGCAGGTCAACTACTACTTACAGTTAGGAATTGAATCTGCAACAGAAATTGCCAACCTTATTGGCAGTAATCCATCGTACGTATCTCAACTTATCAAAAAAATCAATGGATAGCAGATTAAAAAAAATTGCTGGAGATTTGTTAGACAAAGATTTTAGTCAACACGACGAAAATCAAATAAAGTCTGAACTACAATTATTTATCAAAAACGAAGGTGGAGAAGATTTATTGATCGATGATGAGTTTACTACTCTAATAGAACTTACTTGTGTGTTTGGAGGATTTGATTTTGACGAAACACTTCATCAAGTTAATGACATACTCAATTCACAAGCTCCTACATACAAGAGAACAGGCAAAGTGCTCACTCCCAAGAGTAATAATAAACATAAAAGCATTATACAGAAGATAGGTGATGATATTTGCAATATGCATTTAGATTTGCATTGGGAATTTAAAGATAAAGGTATTTGCTTTATAGATCGAGTGAATGTAGTATTCTCGTTTGAGCATCTTCGTCAAATAGAAGGAATGCCGAATGAGTATAGTGGCAATGTGATTCTTAACCGAATAAAAACTCAACAACAGTTAGAATCTACGATCGATCCTCGATATATCAATAAGAAGTGGGTATTCTTAGGAAAACATAATAGATGTGATGGTAGATACTTCACAGTAACTGAATTAATGGATTTGATATCTAATCGTAAAATAATAACATTCGATCAATATGAGTAAATTTCAAGTGTGGATGCACAACAACTTTATAGATTTTGAAGAACTGTCTTTAAATACCTATAAAACGTCAATTGGTAAAGTATATGTGTTGCCATATAAAGAGTGTTTAACGTCAGTAGAGGGAGAGGTAAATTTAATATTAACGTATGATATCTGTGAAAGAATCCTCAATCAAACGATTGATTATGTAGCGTTTATGTTTGGAGACGATTTTTTCTACACTCCAACCAATAAAATCACAGCAATTAAACTTACTCCATTCAAATATATTGGATTATATGAAGGATACTTACCAAAAGACACTTTAACGCATTCATTTTTAGGACTTCACGGAAGATATGAGTTGATGAATGGAACTAGAGATTATAAAGATTGGTGCAATAAAGCTACATTTTTACAATACAATACTTTAGGTATATGTGAAAAGAATACATTAGCTGGAACCTTACCTTTTCAAATACAATGCAATAAAGCAAAACTCAAAGCGATAATAGGTTACACTGCAGAGGTAGAAAATATGGATGGTTTGAGATACGACCTGAAATTGTATTGCGTTGAGTATATTGGATGGAAGAATCTTCTTGCAATTAATAAAATCATAAACATTGATCAAGAAGGATATATAGAAGAGGTGCAGATTGCTGAACTATTAGAAGGTCTTTGTGTAGTAGTTTCACCAGGAACGCACGTAAATAAATCAATGCTAGTAGCGTACAAAAGAAGTGCTGACAAATGCTTATTTCAAATTACTACAAATGAATTTACATCAGACAGCAAAGATAAAGATGCGTTAGTATCAATGAAAGATTATATCGATCATTATTCAGAAGTCGTTGACTGTGTTTTGATTAGTGATGCGTATTGCCTTGATTATGAAGATGTTCACGTTAAAGATATTTTAAATAAACAAGGGAATACTAAATTTACAAACTCTACAGAAAATCACTACCTACGTAGTTTTGAAGAAATTGTTGGAGAGTTTGAGCAGCTTTTTGATCCTAATGATGAAAGATTTGGTCAAATATGGAATAAAGGTCTTCAAGGAATAAAGTGGATCACTACAAACTGCAATTATCAAATCAACACAAAAGAGCTGTTTCTCCCTAAGTATGAAATGACTCAAGAAGAGATTGTTGAGTACGGAACGTCAGATAGAATGTTTGAAGTATTAATTTATGACGGACTTGCTGACAAGTTTAATGAAGATATAAATGGACCAAATGGCGATCAGGCATTTGATGAGTTGAAAGAGCGAATTGAAATGGAGCGTGATGTAATCACTAGAGGAGGCTTTATCGACTATTTTCTAATTCTATGGGACATTGTTAATTGGTGTAGAAAAGAAAATATACAAGTAGGTCCAGGTAGGGGTTCAGCAGCAGGATGTTTAATCTCATATACATTAGGAATTGTAAAAATTAACCCTCTTGAGTTTGGATTAATTTTTGAACGCTTCTTAAATGAATCACGTATTACCAGCGAATTGCCTGATATTGACTTAGATTTTGCGTCAGACAGAAGAGATGATGTGATTGAATATATGAGACAGCGTTATGGCTCAGAGTATGTATGTAGAGTTGGCACTTACGGCACATTACAAATGAGAGGTGTAATCAAAGAACTTGCACGAGCATACAATTATAACGGAGAATACAACCTTAACTTCTTAACTTCATTGATTTCGAGCAATGACGATTGGAGTCATTTATTTCAAGATGCACTAACCAATCGTGCTCTAAAGAACTTAATTGAAGACAATCCAGATATCGTATATGATAGCAATATTATACTCAATGCTATCAAATCAAAAGGAATGCACGCTTGTGCAACAATCATTGTTCCTAAATTGGTAGATGACGAAGGTCAACCATTATCAATATATCAACAGATTCCTGTACGAATTGATGATGGAGTGTTGGTGAGTGAGTGGGAAGGTGATATTATGGCTGATGCTGGATTCTTAAAAGAAGATATTTTATCAACTAAACAAATGGCTAAGATTGGTAAAATCTTTGATTTAGTTAAGGAAAGAATTAATATTCAGCTAGATATGGAAGAAATTCCATTAGACGATGATGCTGTATATAGCTTATTTAAGCAAGGATATAATCAAGACGTATTTCACTTTGGTTCAGTTGGATTAACGAACTATCTTCGTCAAGTAAAACCAGACAATATTGATGAGTTAATTGCTTGTATTGCACTATATAGACCTGGTGCAATGGCATCAAATGCTCACATTGACTATATAAAACTCAAAAAAGGAGAGATTGAACCTATCTATGATTTTCAATTACAAGGAGTAACACAAGATACGTACGGATTGTACATTTACCAAGAGCAAATTATGAAAGCGGTGCAAGTGTTAGGAGACTTTACGTTAGCAGAAGCAGATGGAGTTAGAAAAGCGATGGGAAAGAAGATTCAGTCTAAAATGGATGGATATAAAGTGCAGTTTGTAGATAAAGCAGTTGAAAAAGGGTGTGAAGTTAGTGAAGCAGAAGGAATATGGAATAAGATGGAGGTGTTTGCTGGATATGGATTCAACAAATCTCACGCAGCAGCATATAGTGTAATTGGTTACTATTGTAATTGGCTAAAACATTATTATCCACTTGAATTCTGGACAGTAGCATTTGAATTTGCAGATGACAAGAAGATAATGAATTATGTTAATGAGATTAGTAAGATGGGTAATATCCAGATTGTATCTCCAGACATAAATAAAAGTGAATTTGAGTTTCGATCAGATGCAGACGCTAATAAGATATATTGGAATCTTAGTAGTATAAAGTTTGTGGGAGCAGTTGCTTCACAAGAAGTAATAAATGAACGTGCAAAAAATGGAAAATATTTTAGTATTGAAGAGTTCGTTGAACGTACAGAAGGAAAAGGTGTAAATAAAAGAGTTGTTGAAAATCTAATAATTGCAGGATGTTTTGATGAAATGTATAAGATCAAAACGGTTAGTGATAGGTTTGTAGTAATGAATAAGTTCTATGAGACAAGAAAAGAAGACATTCCTAAACAATTTATAGATAACAGATCAACCGATCATTACTGGTCAATCAAGCAGAGTGATGTTAGTAAGTTAAGTAACTTAGACTACACTAAACTTCTACACGCATCAATATTCAAATCACACATAAAAGATTACGTATCGTCTGAGGAGTTTATCGAATTAGAGTGTGGAGAGAAGAAGGGTCCAGTTAAAATTATTGCAGGAATGATTGAAGAAATAATTGTTCGTAAAACGAAAAAAGATCGCAAAGAATATGCTGTAATTACACTTCAACAAGGAGATAGTCAGTCGTCAATTAGAGTGTGGCCACAACAATTATCTAATGAAGGAAACGATCCTAGATTAATCCCTTTACAGCTTCTAATTAAAAATCAAGAAAGTAGGTTAGCTATATTTAGAGGAGAGGTTAAGTTCAACTCGTACACTAACGGAAACGAGATGGTTTTATCAGATAGGTTGAGTGGTCCTATTGTAGAACTTTTTCGATAAAAGGTTGGTCGTTGATATAAAAGTAGTATCTTTATGATATAATTGTAAATCACTTAAAAATCGTAAAAGTATGGAAGCATTAGTAAAATTTACCAAAGAAGGTTTAGATAAAAAAGAAGACGCTCAATTGCGTCAGATTCTAAGAAGAGAGTTCCAATTCTCTAAAGGAACGAGTGTAATGACTAAAGATCAATTAGTCGATCAAATCCTAACATTAGTTAAAGATAAAAAAGACGTTGTTGAAGATAACAGTGGCATAGATATGGCTTTGATTCATAAAGATGCTATGGGAAATGATTGGAGAATCGAAAAAATCGAAAATAATGTAGTGTACATTAAAAATGAGTCGAATTTTACGACCAATATAGGATTGGTTGCATTTCAGTATTCATTCAATGCGACTAAATACAGTAAATTCTCATCAGAAGTAAATCCTCCAGAAACGCAAGGAGAGAGTGTAATTGAAGAAGAGGGTGTAATTGGTGAAGATGACGCTGCAATAACAATTGATCAGCCTACAATAGATGCACAAGAAGTTGTGCCACAAATAGAAGAAAAAGAAGTTGTGAAAGAGGATGAGGTGGTACCTACAACAGTAACAACACCCACTCCAAAAGTAGATGAGCCAAAGAAAGATGTTCCTAAAGAGAAAACTTTTAGTAAGAGCGATTTAACTAGAAGAATTATTCGTGAACAATATGCAGATCCTAAGATCAAAATGACATCAGGAACTGTGATGAAAGCATTGAAGGAGAAACACAAGCTAGATATTCACAGAAGTTTCTGCTCAACATTAATTGCGCAGTACAAAAAAGCGAAAGAAGACTAATGAATGAAAACGATGAAGTTGTAAACGTTCATTTCAATAATAAGATCATCAAACTCCATTTCAAGGGGTTTGATGATATTATTGATATTGACCAATTGACCAAAATCGATTACAGCAACTTGTATGCTGAATTGATTACGATATCTGCTCTAATGAATAGAGTAGGATTGTTGAAAGCACAAGCAGACAATGCACAAGCAGAATCTAGACTTGAAAGAAATATAGAAATGGCTCGAATAGGAGCATCTACTCGTCAAAATGCAAAAACTTCTTCTGAAAAAACAGTAGGAGCAATTAATGAGGCTGTGATACTTAATCCAGAATATCAAAGATTGCAGCGTGCAAGAATTAGAAAAGGTAAAGAAGCTGCCTACCTCGATTCTTTGTATTGGGCTGTTAAAAGTAAGGAAAAGAAGCTGGATCGTATTGGAGAAAAGATGAATTTGACGCCACAAGAGTTTGAGAAAAACTTGGTAGAAGGTGTTTGGAATGGAATCCTCATCAATGCAAGTAAAAAATTAATAAATTAATATCTCAGCGTTATAATGCGAATGCAATAATCTTCGGAGTTTTGAAAGTGTTCACCGAATGAAAAATAAACTTTCCTTTAATGAGACAATCGATCTAATAAGATCTTCGTAATAATTAATTTAATCTATATTTTATGTCAAAGTTTGATCGCAGCGCATTCGCTGCAACAAAAGTAACTGATTTACAGAGTCAGCAAGAAAAAGTCAAGGAATTGACTCAAAGATTCCCAGACAAAATAGCATATCTTAGCTTCAAAAAAGGTAAGAATAAAATGAGAATTTTTCCAGCACATCCAGGAACTACCTCATTTGCTTATGCTAAAACTGTTCACTTTCTAACGTTAGAAAGTAAGGATAAAGACGGAAACCCAATCAAAGATGATAATGGGAACGTTGAAAAGAAAAGACGTCCAGTATTTAATGCTAAGGTTCACGCTGGATTTCCAGAAGGAGTTTCTCCAAACGATGTAATCGATGAGTACATCTAAGAGTGTATCAACAAGCAAACGATATGTTTCAAGATGACGATCAGCGCAAGAAATATTTAGCGC